GATTCGACCCTACGGCAGGGCCTGTTGTCGGTGCCCGCCCGTAGACTTCGGGCATGCCTACTCTTCCTGCCCAGCCGCCGCGCGCCCGGTCGCTGGCTGTCGTGAACGAGGAGATCCGGGCGCTGCAGGCGGACGGCGGGCTGGTCACGGCGGAGGGCCGCCGCCGGTATGAGGAGTTGTTGGTGGAGTGGGCTGCGGCTGTTCGCGGCGACGTAACCGAAGCGGCATGATCGCCTTCGCGGTGCTGCGAAAGTGATGGCCTGACCTGCTGGTTCCATCACTTTGCCACCACTGGCGCAGTGATGCGGGAGCCCAGATCCACAACCTCGCCGCCTTGTGGGTGAGCTTGTGGTTCTGCCGCACGAAGAAGCACGAACGCCCGCCCCCGAGTGGAGGGCGGGCGTAAGGCGAGCGTCTCCGGGGCCGGTTCCGTTCGGTGGACGTCCCCCTGTTGGGGCACCTTGCGGGTCCGGCTCCCGGCAGACGCGGCCCGCCCGGCTTGGAGCCGACAGGTTCTCGGGTGCCACGGTTTCCCAGCATGGCAGACGGCCCGCTGTCAGTGGTGCCGTTTAGGATCCGGCCGTGGCGAAACCGAGTGAGAACCTGATCAACCTGTGCCGTGCTGCTGTCGAGGCGCACCGTGTGGCGACGGCCCAGCCGTACACCGTGGAGGGCTGGAAACCGTGGATGGACGCTGCGGAAACGTTCCAAGCTGCCGTGACAGCCGAGACAGACCAGGAGCCGAAGCAGAACCGGTTCAAGCTGGAGCAAGCGGTCAAGCGCATCGTGCTCCACCCCGAGCTGGACGAGAAGTAGCCCGGACGCAGCCCCGCCCCCGTCCCGGGAGCAGCCGGGTTGGGGGCGGTGAGCAATCCCCTTGTTCGCGGGCCGTGGGCCCTGGGGGTTGATGTGACAAGCCTACGGGTGGGCGCTGACAACGTGCGCTCGATCAGCCCCGGCGTGGCGAAGGCGGCCGAACTCAGGCTCGCCGCGCTCCCGCCGCCGGGCCTCGATTCGCGCGAGGACGGCAGGCAGTTCCTCTGGAGTCGGCAAGTCCCTTGAGTTCCGAAGCCCTCGGTGCGGGGCCTGTCGCTCCAGCTCCCCTGCGAGGCACAGCAGGTTCGCAGCGGTAGCCGCCTGGATGCGGCGCAGAAGCCAAGCCCTCACGATGTCCTCCTTGACCGTCGCATCACGCGCGTGAAGCCGATGTGGAAGCCGCCCTCGGGGTCCGGCATCCCCCAGTCCTCAACGGCCTTCCTGGGCGGGTGCGCACGCAGTCGTCGGGCGTAGGCAGTCATGCCTAGCGCTTCCGCTTCATCGGGGTCGGTGATCTGGCGGCCGGGCGACAGACGGACCAGCGCCTCGCCTGGGCGCGGCTTGTACGGCGGGAGCGTCCCACCACGAGCCGGGCCAGGGACACCGAGGCGGCGCAGGGTGGCGGTCAGCAGGCGGCGGATCACGGTGTCCTCCTTGGGTGCCCCCGTCGACGGGGGAGGCGACGGGGGCACTGCCAGTGTGGCAGGGCAGGCGGGGGCAGGGTGGGCGATACGCTGACACGGCGACGCCCCGGCCACTTGTCCTGGCCGGGGCGTCACGCTGTGCGGGCTACTGCTCGATGGTGTGGTGGGTGATGCCCATGTACGCCGCTGCGTCCGCCGGTTGGACACTGGAAACCCAGGTTCGGTACTCGCCCTTCCACAAGACCAGCCCGATGGTGTCGGTGACGGATACCTGGTAGTCGTAGCCGTCTTCGTCGTAGCGGATGGCTTCGAGGACGGCGCTCCGGCCGTGCATGTCGCCCAAGTTCAGGGACATGTCCGTGATGACGACCTTGTCGCCCGGGGCCACGTCGTGCTCGCTCATGATCGTGGTCCTCACTGCTCGGTGGTGGGGTTGCCGACCCATTCGACGCCGGACACAAGTCCGGTGGCAGGGGTGCCGACGAAGCTGGGGGCCCAGCCGTCGTCAATGAACTTGGCTGCCACGTCCTGGGGTACCCAGCGGTCGCCCTGCGCCGGGTCCGACATCCACCCAGCCAGGCCATCCGCCGAGTCGAACACGGGGCTGATCGGAGACCCCTCGCTGACCGTCTCCCACAGCTGCCAGCCTTCGCCTTCAGGTGGGTCGGTCGGTTCCCATGCCTCAGCCTCAGCGCGCTGGCCCTCGTACTTCTCGATGCTGCCGTGACCCTTGCATGCATGGCAGACGCCCCACGCCTTCGGGTCAAGCCCGGCGGCTTCGACGATCTTCCGAGCAATTCGGTAGCCGTCCCCGCCCCGCAGTGGATTCAGGAGATGGCCCTTGTCCTGCCCAGTAAGACCGGCGAGGAGGTCGAGGATGTCCTCCGACGGACGTACCACCTGGTACTGGGCGTCGTTGGGCGGGTAGCTGTCCTGCGCTAGCCAGGGATGGAGGGGACGTCCGCGCTTCTGGTCGGCGATGTCGCTGCCGAGCATGTCCATCCTGCTGGCGAGGACTTGGAGCCATTCGGCGGCGGCGGTGTAGCCCCGGGTGCAGTCAGGGCAGCGGTCCTCATGCAGGCGGTCGGGGGTGAGGAACCCTTCCCAGACCTTGTTCTGCGGCCAGTCGAAGTTGAGCGGAACTCGTCGGACTTCACGTCCCATGATCGTGCCTCCTTGTGGCGGGGTGGGTCACCAGTCGCGGGCGGGCTTGTTGGCGGCGTACTTGAAGGTCTCGACGAGGTCTTCGGGGATGAGGTAGCCGACGACCTTGCCGAAGCCGGGGCCTTGAGCCTGGATCGGCGACTCAAGGGTGTCCGGCCACCAGCCGCTTCGTGCGCCCCGGTCGACTGCCCGCTTGATGGCTGCGCTGTGGCCGCGAAGGCTGCTGTCCTCACCGCTGCGCAGGTCGTCGGCGGAGACGTAGCCGCCACGGTTGGCAGCTTCCTTGATGATGCGGCGCGCATTTGGTGGCAGGGCCAGGTAGAGGCGCTCGGCGCGCTCCTTGGTCCAGGCGGCGTCGGGTTCGATGTCGGCAGCGTGGTCGGCGAGCAGGGCCAGGAGCTTCTGCTGGAAGTCCTCGGTGGGCTGCTCGACGGTGATCGTGATCTTCACCAATCCTCGTTTCTACAGACGTAAATTAATGTCTGCCTAATGAGAGTAGCGCGGCACGACTCATCTGTCTGCCGTTAGCTCAGGTTAGTTTTGACTCCGCACGACCAAAGGGGCCGACCGCACTAGACTCGAACGCATGTACGACCTGCCGCCCGACCTCGACCGCCTCCGCACCCTGGAAACCTGGCTCACCCTCACCCTCGACCGAGTCCGGCAGCAGATCAAAACCCTCGAACAGCGGCAGCAGCCCCAGCAGCCCGCACCCCAGCCCCCGCCCGCACCGCCACCAAGACCACGCACCCCCGACTGGGGCATCACCGAAGCAGGCATCGGCACACCCACCACCGAAATCCACCGAGGCAACTGCTGGGCAGCAGGGAAAACCCTCACCCCCATCACCGCAGAACGCGCCCGCAACGAACTCGCCGACGGAGCGAAATCCTGCGACGCATGCCGCCCAGACAGGCCACTCGGCATGCCGCCACCACAACCCTGACGCACCCTGACCACGTGGAATACCCCGTCAAGCCAGCCCTCGCCCAAGCCGTACCCGTCATCCCCGACGGGCCCGGCTGGTGGTACGAGCCCAAGTTCGACGGGCACCGCACCATCCTCAGACGCACCGAGGAGACGGTGATCCTGTACGCCCGCTCCGGCCGAGTCGTCACCAGCCACTGGATGGACCTCGCCGTCGCCGGGATGGGACTCCAGCCAGGAACCACACTGGATGGCGAGGCGGTCATCTGGCGAAACGGGCGCATCGACTTCGGGGCCGCCCAATCCCGGGCCGCATCCTCCGTCACCCGGGCCAGGGCGCTTGCCGCACAACACCCCGCCAGCTACGCCGTCTGGGACGTCCTGGAGCACCCCGAGCCCGGGCAGACCACCGGACTCCCCTATACGGAGAGACGCGCGATCCTCCTCGGCCTGCTCCATGACATCCCGCCCCCCATCCAGGCCGTGCCCGCCACCGACGACCGGAACGTCGCCGTCGCCTGGTACGAGGGGCTCCAGGAGCAGGGGATCGAAGGGGTCGTCTGTAAAAAGGGGGCGGCCGGTTACCCCGCTGGCCGCCGAAACTGGATCAAGGTGAGGACGGCTGACACCGAGGACGCGCTCGTCGTCGGCTACCTCGGGCCCCGGCGCCGGCCCCACCGGCTCGCACTCGCCATCGGCGACGAAGGCGGGCCAATCCGGCTGTCCGCCCGGCTCGAACCCGTACTCGCCGGCAGGATCGCTGAGGCGCTCACCGCGGCCACCGTTGTCGGGGAGCGGCGGGCCGAAGGAGAGACGTACACGCGGGTCGATGGCGACCTCGTCGTCGAAGTGCTCGCCAGCTCCGGCAGGCACGCAACGCTCACCGTAACCCGCATGCGATAGCAGCCGGTCGGGAGCACCCTGGACGTATGGCCGCGCCCATCGTCATACACCGCCCCTCCCCCAGCGGCGGCCGGCGAGTCACCATCCAAGGGCAGATCGCCGGGCTCGCGTACACCGACGCCGACGTCATCGAATTCCTCCGCCGGGCCGGGCTCCCCGATGCTGACAACCTCCTCGACCAGGGCGACTGGGTCGAATGGCGCGGCGGCAGGGCGCACCAATACGAAGCGGCATAGAAACGCCCTCCCCCAGCCGAGCCGAGGGAGGGCGCGTGCAGCAGGTCAGGCGACGGGCTCGTACTCCACGGTCTCCTGACCACATCCCTCTGCGAGCTCGGCCAGGGCGACGGCCTCCGGCTGGTCCACCGACAGGCCCCAGCGGAGCTTCGTCGATACCCAGTCCGCGGCGTAGGTGCAACGGGCGTCGGCCAGCGGCGGCAGCCACTCCGCCGGGTCCTGGTCGCTCTTGGACCTGTTCGTCTTCGCGGTCACCGCGACCAGCGAGCGCTCGGACCCCAGGTCGTTCGCGTAGGCCTGACGGCGCTCCGCAGTCCAGCCGGAGGCCCCGGAATCCCAGGCCTCGGCGAGCGGAACCATGTGGTCAATGTCCAGGCCACCGGGGGCCGTGAGCGTGACCGCGTCGTAGTAGCTGAACCACTCGCCGCCGGTCACCTTGCAGGCACCCTCGATCGTCGGCTCCACCCTCGACTCGGCGATCAGGACTTCCATGCGGGTGTTGCAGGAGTCGCGGTCCTCGTCGACCCAGTGCTTGAAGCTGGTGCGCTGGTAGCCCTCGCGGGACTCGGCGGCGAGCGGGAGCTCCTGGATGGCATCGGCCAGCGGGAGGGCTTCAACGGCCTGCGCGGGGGCGGCGGAGAGAAGGGGCAGGACAGCGAGAGCGGCGGCAGCGAGCCCCCGCAGAGATTTAGTGATCATGGTGCCTTGCTACCGGTCCGACGCCGCCGACCAGCGCTGAACCGCAGCCGCTTCACCCTGCCGAGTGGGAAGTCGTACCGCGCACCAATTGCCCCCTCAGGCGCATCACCAGTAAGCGGGAGGCTTACACCACGTGCGATCGATCACACTCCGCTTATCAACTATCACTTAACGTGCCCAACTGGCTACGCTCACCCCGTGAACGATGAGCAGGAACAGCCCGCCGACGAAGTGATCATCTGGGGATACAAGTACACGTGCAAGAAGTGCGAAGCACACCGCCCGACCCGCGAGACCATCGCAGCTGCCCAAGAGGATCAACTCGAACATCGCAACCGGACGCACAGCGGCATGCAGCCCGACCTCGGCGACCCGGTCGAGAAGGTCGAACTCCGTCGCGAGCCGCCCCCCAATGAGCCAACGTCCGACCTGGCGGCCTCAAAGGAAGGCGAGTCAAGCGGCGGAGGCGGCTGGATGCTCCTCGTAGTCATCCTCGTCATCGCCTACCTGGCATCCAAGTAGATCCAGGCAGCCGCGAAGCCTCCCGTGGGGAGCCGGGAGGAGCGGCAGGCCCCGCCCGCGACGGGGATCCAGACAGGCGGAGCCTGAGCAGATCCACACCCTCGGGATGAGGAGCTGCGAGAACCACGATGCACCCGAACCGGCCACGGGGATAGATGCGTGACCGGAAACGGTTGGCGTTACTTCGGCTGGGAGAGGTCGTCCGTTATCAGCGTCATGCCGAGAGTGGCAGCACCGACCGTGATGGCGCTGATCCCCCAGCAGTCCGAGTTCGGATCATCGGCCGCCGGATCGCCCTGGCATCCCTCGTCCACGTACTTGTCCGTTGCCGCCTGCATTTTCGCGATCTGCTTCGTCGACTCTGGATACGGGCCGCGCCCTTGAGCCTCGATCTCACTCTCTAGCTCGTTCGCGACGATCATGATGTCGGTGAGGGCCTCGGCACAGGCCTTGCTGCTAGGTGTCTGGCAGGTAGCCGCAGCACCCTCAGCAGCAGCATCAAGCTTCGGCTGCCAGACGGGCGCCAAGGCGGACAGCTTGCTCGCCGTCGGCGTCGGCTTGACGCTCGACGCCTTCGCATCCGGCTCCTGCCCGCCCGAGCATGCGGCGAGCGAGGCCGTCAGTAGTGCAGTGACGGTGAGCGCGCGGATCTTCATGAGTCCCCCTGCGAGATACGGAAACGACCGACAATGTCGCCAAAGAGTGCCTCAGCAGCGTCGACATGCGCAGCGTTTCGCTGGCCTGTGTTGGGGGCGGACAGCGTAAACCGTCCCACGGTGAGCCGTACTGCTCCTCGACCCCGAGCATCACCGCCGGAGGACGCTCTCGGTAGGCGGCAAACACTGGCGCGTCACCCAGGCCCTCCGCCGTGTTGCAGCTGGTACACAGCAAGCCGCGGATGAGGCCGCTTAGGTGGCAGTGGTCGACAAGCAGGCGTTCCGGGCGAGCGCTGCACAGGGCGCACGCTCCGGCCTGCCACCGGCGAAGCGCCTGCGTGGCGGAGAGGTGCGGTGGCACCTCTCCAGAAGGGATTTTCCACCTATGACAAGACGGGACACCTTGGCGATCAAGGATCTCCGCTTCAGCAAAGGACGGACGATTCCTCGTTGCATCCCCGAGCCACTTTCGCTCAACGTCGCCCTGACGGCGCACCTCCCCCATCGCCCACTCGTGGTCGCCGCTCACGAGCTCTCCAGTTCTGCACGCGATGCGGCCGCCATTGTCGGCCGATGGCCTGCCCGAAGCTCCGGCACGTACTTGTAAATCGTGGTGCGGCTGACGCCGAGGAGCTTGGCGATCGAACTGATCGACGCCTCCGGGTCGGCGAGCATAGAGCGGGCGTGCCGGATCTGCTCCTCCGTCATCGCCGGCGGCCTGCCGAGTCGCTGCCCGCGGGCCCGTGCGGCGGCCAGGCCCTCGTGGGTGCCCTGGATGATGAGCTCGCGGATGAACTCGGCGAGTGCGGCGAAGACGTGGAAGACGAGCCGGCCGCCCGGCGTGGTGGTGTCGAGAGCCTCATGCAGCGAGCGAAAGCCGATGCCGCGCTTCCGCAGTCCGGCGACGATGGTGATGAGGTCTTGGATGGACCGGCCGAGTCGGTCCAGTGACGGCACGACGAGGGTGTCCCCTTCGCGCAGGTAGTCGAGGGCCTTCCAGAGCTCTTCGCGCTCTGTGTTCTTGCCGGACTTCTTGTCGGAGAAGGTCCGTTGGCAACCTGCGGCTTCGAGGGCGGCGATCTGGCGGTCGAGCTTCTGGCCCTTGGTGCTGACGCGGGCGTAGCCGATGAGCGCGCCTCCGCCTCCGACGGGGTCAAGGAGGTCTTGGGTGTCGAGGTCCATACCTCATTGTCCAGCAAAGGGTGGTGGACTGTATATGGACATTGAGACTTTCTGTACACCCTTTTTGGACAACCGCACGGGCCGCTATGCCCGTTTCGACCCCCAACTGTTCAAGTAGCCAGCAATCGATCGATTGATGGACAGTCACGTACCGCAACGCCACAGGGCGACCCTCAGAAGCAGCGCCCCAGCAGACGTTATGCGCTACTCCAGTCCGAGCCGGCCGCCACAGGGCACGGAGAGCGGAGGCCTCCCAGCGCGCTACTGTCCCCCGAAGGCACGGACGCGTTGGGAGATGCCAGTGGACCGGGATGAACTCAAGGCCGAGATCGAGGAACTGATGCGCCAGTACGAAGTAAGGGAGATCGACGGCCCGACCTACTTCCAGAAGATGATGGAGCTGACTACCTCCGCGCAGGAGTAGCGCTGGGCGAGGCTCCGGCCCACTCGCCACGAGCGCCGAAGCGGGCCCGCCCTCGGATGAGAGCGGGGCGCAGGCGTGTTCGGGCAGTGTCAGCGTTCGCGGCTAGAGTCCCGGCGCATGAGCATCCCCTGGGGCGACATCGCCACATACACCACTGCCGGGGCCGGCCTGGTCATCTCCCTCGCGGCGTGGCGGGTCGCGGCCCGATCCGCGGACGAGGCCAAGCGCTCCGCCGACTCTGCCGAGGACGTCGCCCGGATCGAGCGCGAACGGTGGCACTCCGACCAATCCCCAGTCTTCACGGCAAAACTGAAGGAGGAGAGCGGCCGGGCGAAGCTGGACTTCCAACTCGTCGGCCCGCTCAGCCTTCAGCGCCTTGACCGCATCGAGCTCGCCATCGCCAACAGCGACGACCTTGTGCGTACTGCCCGGCTCGCCGGTAGCCGCCCCCAGGAGGAGCTCGACGCCCAGGTCTGGGGCCCGTGGCGATTCGGCGCCAGCGCGGATGGTGCCGACGCGACCGGCAAGACGATCGAGCCATTCGACCTGGAGGTGGGCCGCGGTAGACCGTTCACGCTGGAGCGGACGAGGCCGCCACATTGGCAGGAGGGGGCCGACCGGGATCAGCGGTGGGCCGAGCAGTTCGCGGGCAAGCCAGTACGCCTGGTGGCCCGCTGCCAGAAGGACGGCGTGGACCCGTGGGTTGTGCCCATCGATGTCGAGATGCCTGCGCCTCCTCCGCTGATGGCTCTGGTCTAGCGCCACCTCTCCCCCGCTGTTTGGTCACAACTCCGTCACCACCGGAACAAGAAGCTCCCCTGGTCGTAGTCGGGTGGCTACGGTCAGGCATTCACGAACCGCACGTAGGGGGACACATGTCGTACCAGCACCCTGGTTGGGGGCAGCAGCCGTTTACGCCCGAGCCGCCGAAGACCGGTGGGCCGAAGTGGGCGAAGAAGCGGGTCGTGATTCCGGCCGGGGCCGGGCTGTTCCTCGTCGGCATCATGCTCGGCGCCGCTGGAAGCGCGGACGTTGAGACCGCGGCCAGCACCAAGCCGGCCCCCACGGTGACGAAGACGGTGACCGCCAAGCCCGTCGAGCCAGCCGAGGACAAGGCCGACGACAAGCCGAAGGCCGAGAAGGCGAAGAAGGCTGAGGAGCCGGAGAAGGAAGCCGACGACAAGGCGAAGGTCCCGGACTTCGTCGGCATGGGCCTCCAGTTCGCGCAGGACGCCGCCCAGGAGAAGGGCTTCTACTCGCTGAAGTCCCACGACAGCACCGGGCGCGACCGCATGCAGGCGTTCGACCGGAACTGGAAGGTCTGCTCGCAGAACGTCAAGGCCGGGAAGGCGACCTCCACCGACACCACCCTCGACTTCGGTGCGGTGAAGCTGGAAGAGAAGTGCCCGGCCAGCGACAAGAAGGCACCCGAGGCCGCGGGCGGGAAGATGCCCAACCTGGTCGGGGAGTCCGTGAACGCGGCGCGGGGTGCCCTGGCCTCCGGCACGTCGATCACCGTGACTGATGCGGCCGAGGACCGGATGGTGCTGATGGAGTCCAACTGGAAGGTGTGCACCCAGAAGCCGGCCGCCGGTGCCGCACTGAACGGGCAGCCGGTCGAGTTCACCGCGGTGAAGTTCGAGGAGAGCTGCTGATAGCTGTCCGGATCGCCGGGGCATGAAGAAGGCCCCCTCCCGTGAGGGAGGGGGCTGTTCACTGCGGTTCCTCGGCCGGCGGCAGGTCGGGTTCGAGGAAGAGGCCCTCGTACTGGGGTACGGGCTGTTCTTCTGCGAGGCCGAGGTCGATGAGCGTTTCGAGGTCCCCGGCGCCTTCGTCGATGCGGCGCTCAACGGGGCGCGGCGGTGTGTCTGCCACGGTCACACTCCAGTTCGGTTGTAGTCGGCGACGCGATCCGGAGGGGCTGGGGGCTCGATGCCGTGGCTGCGCATCTGGGATGTCAGCTCGGACACGTACCAGGCGAACGAGCGGACCAGGGACTTCAGGGACCGGGTTTCGTCACGCATTTCCCTGATCTCGCCTTGCATGTCGTCCCGGATCGCCTGGAAAGCTGCTAGGTCTGCGGCCCTTTGATTTGGCTCGGCCTGCGCGAGTGAGGCAGCCCGCGTCGCATCAGCTGTCGCCCTCGATGCGGCCCGCGTCGCCTTGGCCGCGAAAACAGCAGCCAGAACCGTCCCCGCCATGCCGAACACGGCTACCCAGATGTTCACGACGGCGCCTTACCTTTCCTGGCGCGCCGCGGAGCTGGGGGGACCGAATGCTCGGGCACCGTGGCCGCCCACAAGATGACCCCGACGTGCGAGGTGAGGTACCAGATTGCGACGAACCCGCCGCGGGAGTACTCGCCGCTCAGGGCGGCGGAGGTGTAGGCGGTTGCCCACACTGCGGGGGGAATGAGCGCGGCGATGAATCCGAACCGGTCTCGGCCGATACGGAGCCAGGCGGATCCGAAGGTGACGAGACCGGCGATGATCCACAGCCAGGACCAGTGGCGGATCGAGCAGAGCTGGGTGAGAAGCCGAAGTCCTTCGGCGCTCGGCGGGTTCACGAGGAACGAGACGCCCCAGCAGGTCTTCCCCACACCGGCGATCAGAAGGAAGATGCCGCGGCGTCCCAGCCTTCGGTGCAGCCACTGGGCCGCACGGCACGGCACCTAGCCGCCTACTGTGGCGGCCGGCTTGGCACCGACGTTCTGGGCCTTGCCGCTGACGCCGGTGGGCTTCCACAGGCCGAAGTGCGACAGGACCGCGGTGCCGAACGACACCAGGGTGAGGACGGCTGCGGTGCCGACGTTGTAGCCGTCACCGGGGTTCGCGAGCTCGACGAGGAACCCGTTCAGGGCGGTCAGCCCCAGGAGCAGCACCGCCTTGGTGCCGGAGTGCGTGACCCGGGTGGTGACGAGGCCGACGAGGACTGGGAGCACCACGCTGATGAGGAGGCCCAGCCAGTAGGCGGTGTCGAGTGTGACGTTCATGAGGAGATCCGTTTCTGCGAAGCGAGTAGGAGTTGGGGTCAGCGCCAGACGAGGCCGTCGACCGTGCGGTGCGTGACCGTGGCGCCCGCACCGTCGGCGAGCGCCTCGACCTTGAGGTACTGGCCGGCAGGCAGCGCCCCGCGGCGGGACACCTGCGTCCCGGTGTCGCCGCCGCGGACGTACACGTCCACGGGGAGGGCGGCGCTGCGGCGGCGGGTCTCGATGTCGACGTGGACGAACCGGAGCTGCACCCTGCTGGCGTCGCCGGTGCCGGACAGCACCGCGGAGAACCCCACGTCGTAGGTGCAGGGGCCGCGGATAATCGCCGTGTCCTCCGCGGCCGGGAGCTCGGTCCACTCTCCGGCGGGAAGGTCGGGGCCGCCGGCGACGGACTCGTGCAGGGCGGTGGGTGCGGGCATGGGGTCCTCCACAGGAACAGCAGGGGCAGGGGTGGGTGCGGGGGGCTTGTCGTTCTTCGGCGGTGCCGTGGGCTCCGACGGCGGCTCGGCGCCCGGTTTCCGGGCCAGCTGCGCCTTGACGTCGGCCCGGAACTGGCTCATCGAGAAGGGCCCGCCGCCCTCGATGGGACCGCGGGGGTCGATCTTCCCGGGCTGCCACTCCTTGTGGCCGATGACGGACTTTTCAGACCAGCCGTGGGCCCGGCACAGTGCAGCGGCCCACAGCACCGCAGCCCGGTACTGGGCGCGGGTGTAGGTGTCCTTGTTGTCGCCGAGGTTGACGATCTCCAGCCCGTAGAAGTGCCGGTTCCCGTCGGTGTTCGCCTCGTTCGCCGGAGGCGGCGCGGTCTCGTTGATGACGGCGCGCAGGACGTCGTCGTCGCCGAGCCCGGCATGGTTCGCGCGGGCCGAGGAGACAAGCGCGATGGTGCCGTCGTTGCGGCCGACGCCGTGACAGAGCGGTCCGGGCAGGGCGGAGTGGCCGTTGTAGCAGAGGGCCACCGAGGAGTCGTCGCCGGAGCTCACCGTGTGGTGGATCATCACGCCGTGGGCCGGGCCCCACGGCCCCTTGTGGTTGCGGTTGTTCGAGCGCCACCCGGGACGCTCGGACACCTTGACGCCCTCGTCGCGCAGCGCCTTCAGTTGCCGGTCAGCGGACAGTGGTGTGGCCATCAAGCCCTCCAGGCATGACGAAGCCCCGGGCCGGACGGCGCGGGGCAGTATGTGAAGTGCGAGTCAGGGGGCGATGGCGTGCCACTGGATCTCGATACCAGCCCACGTGGCGTTGTTGCCGCCGACCGCGGCGTACACGAACGGCTTGAAGTTCGTGGTGGTGATGTCGATGGCGCGGGTGCTCCACCGTGCGGTCGAGGCGGCGCCGGAATGGATGTTGAGGAAGACCCGGGGGGCGACCGCGAAAGCCGACGGAAACGTCACCGTCGTCCCGCTGTACTGGTCCAGGTTCGTGAAGCTGAGGTTGACCGTGCCGGACTGGGCGATCGACAACTGCCGCCACACCGTGCCGTCGTAGATGTAGAGGCGGTTGACGTCCTGCAGCCAGGACGTCATGCCTTCGACCGGGGCGGCAGGGCCGGTGAGCGCGGTGGTGCGGGCCGACGCTGACGCGAACCGCAGCACGGACCGGCTGACGATGCCGTTCGCAATGTTCTTCGCCAGAGTTTCAGCGTCCGGGGCGTCCGTCAGAGTCGTCACCGACACGCCCTGGCTGTAGTCATCAGTGGTGGCCACAGGCCCTCCTACAGGGTTGAGAAGCGGGCGTTGATCGTGATGAAGCTGATCGCCCCGGCGGGCAGGTTGGAGAACCGGACAACACCCGACGACACGATCTCCAACTGCCGGGCGACGTTGCCCGACGTGAAGGCGATCGACATCTGGGTGGCCTGCGGCCGATAGCCGGCCGGGAGCGTGAAGACAGTGCTGCTGCCCGTCACTGAGGTGCCGCCGGTGGCGACCAGGCCCTCGATGGCCACGTCACCGTCGGGGTACCGGCGGTAGCGGGCAGTCTGGAAGCCGCCGCCACCCGCATAGTTGATCCACGGGGAGGCGAACGTAGGCGTGAGCCACCCGTCACCGCTCGCCCCAACCAGGCGGCCCCGGGCGAGCCACGCCCCGGACGATGCCTGGGCCAGCTCGATAAGGTCGCCGACCAGCGGCTGATAGGTATCGAGGCGCCGGGCGGTCACCCCACCAGCAGTTACCGTGCCGTCGGATGCGACCGCGGTCACCACCGCGGTCTGCCAGTCTCCGCCCCGCACGGTCGGGGCCTGCTCACCAGCCTGCACGGATTGGCGGAGCATCTCGTCGGCGACCGCCTGAGTCATCGACGTCATGCGTTCTCCTTCGCACCGATCGTGGTGATCGGGAAGTCGCCGCCCGCGTTCAGGGGGACGGTGAAGGACTGCACCTGGTGAATTTCGCCGAGCCCGTCGGGGTGGATGACCCTCAGGACATCGCCCGGCTCCAGCGCAGGGTTCGGCATGGCGGTGAAACTGCCGGAGGCGTTCGGGGCGCGAAGTGCCGCCAGCTTCAACTGGGCGGCAGCCCGGCACGCGCCTACCGTTGTCAGCGTCGACGACGAGTAGAACGCAACTCGGTGCCCGTAAGGGCCGCCCCAGTACGTAGGACTGCCAGGGTCGTCGTCGGTGACCAGGTACGACACGGGCACCCCGGCGGCCTCAGTGTTGTCGCCCCGCGCCATCACACCGTTGAAGACACCAGCCGATGACATGCCGCGCTCACCGCGGATGTACACCCCGCCCTCTCCGGCCTCGACCGACCACACCGGGTTGACCGCAGCAGCATCCGGCAGGGTCGCGATGACGAAGGTGCCGGATGCGTCCGCGTAGCACTCGGCGCCGGCCGCCGCCGCGATCTCCTGAACAGCAGCCCACGGGTCACCCTCGATGTCCCAGGTTCGTGGACCGATCGACACGTCGGCGATCATCGGCAGGATCTGGGCGTCGGGCAGAGACCTCAAGATCAGGGCGGTGATCGCCACAATGACGGAGCCGGACGCCCGCCACGGTTCCCGGAACCGGTCATCCTGCAGCACAGCCTCCAGGCCGACACCGGTCAAGGTGACCGGCCCGGTACGGACGTCGCCGCGGATCTCGTCCAGGCGGAACAGGCCGACGGGCACAAGCTCTTGCGTGCCGTCGCCGTAGTCGATGCCGCGGGACACCCTCAGCCGGGCCCCGTACACCAGGAGTTCGTCCGCCGGGTTCGTGGGGATGAGCGACAGATCCGCCGAGGTGACGGTGCAGGTGCGGCGGATGGCCGCCCCTCGGTCGACCGGCACGGACCCGCCAGTATGCGGCAGGTCAATGACCTCACCGTTCGTCTGGATCAGCTGGACCTGGGTGACGACCTGGTGCGGCTGTGGGAGCGTCTTCAGGAACCTGTCCGTGACGGGGTACACGTCATGTCCTCCTGTCGAGGAAGACGTCCTCCCACGTGGCGAACGTGCCCAGCAGGTCGCCCCAGGTAGCGAACTCGGTCAGGATGTCCTGCCACGTTCGGCCCGCAGATCCGTTCACACCGACAGTGGTGGGCATGTCGACCTCGGTCAGCGGCAGTGCCCACTCCCGCCAAGGCTCCATCGCCGGGCCGCCAACCCTGCCTTCTGTGGGCTGCCCGACGGACACGTACATGTCGTCGACGCCCATGCCTGGGGCTGCCTGCCACAGCAGGGTGCGCCCTGACCCCAACAGCGTGTGGAGTGCCTTCCGTTCGTCGTCGGAGCGGGTCCACACGACGAGGTCGCCCTCCAGGCCGCCCATCACATCGGAGAGGACGACAGGGTTCTTCCTCCCAGCGATCCGGAACACGCCGCGTTCCACCGGCCGCTGCCAGTTCGGGGCCGACTTCACCATCACAACGGTGTTCCGCTGAGGAGCGGACGGGTCCTTCAGCCACGCCAAGTTGATGTCGGCGTGAGGAACCGTCACTGTCCCTGACAGGCGGGTCGCTGTGCCCCCCGTCACCGGGTCGACAAGCTCAACCCGGTAGTACACCGGCGCCAGCAGCGGGGCCTCCGCATCCTCAATCACCATCAGGTCCGAGGTCACTGAGACTGTGCCGTCCAGCAAGCCGGACGGGCCACGCACCAGAGTCCGGGCCCCGTCAGCAGTCACCCGGTACACCCGAATCAGGTCCCCGATGTCCAGCTCCCGCAAGGTAACGGTGACGGACGCCGTTGCGGCCTGCGGCACCGCAGTGATCAGAGGTAGGGCCTGCCACAGGGCAACCCGGTCCAGGTTGACGACGCTGCTGGTTGACGTCGCGGCCAACGTCAGTTCCACCGCAGCCTGCGTGGCCGCGGCCGGCGCAGTCTGGTCGGTGGACAGCAGCCACCACCCCGGTCCTGGCACAGCCGCCGCACTCGTCGTGGTAAGCCCCAGATCCGTATCGGCAGCGTCGTACCAGCGGATCCCTCGCGTCACAGTCCATCCGCCGGCGGTGACCGACTCACCGAACTGGAGCCGGAACCCGAGGCCCCCAGTCCCCGCCGGCAGCGGGAACTTCGCGGATCGGATCGTCGACGCCGTTGCCGTGCTCGACGACACGGTCAGGGAGTAGCTGCCGTCGAGAGCAACAGCACCCCACGGAGTCGAGCGGGCAATCGTTGCGATTCCGGTGGTCTTCGTCCAGCCTGCGACACCGCCCTCGAACGAGGCGTCGGCATAGGGCAGAACCGATCCGGCCTGCATGGCTGGCGCAGCCGTGACAACGGCCTGCTCCACGCGCAGAACTTGTGCCGCTGTGGCGCTGTCCATTCCGGCGGCAAGGCGGCAGGTGACTGCGCCGACGGGCGCTACTGCCGAGGCGCGCTGCCGGTGGTAGCCCGTGCTTGCGGGTGCGAGTGTTGACCTGGTTGTCGACACCAGGCTGCTGGCCGCATCGTAAAACCGCAGCTCAATCCATGCAGTCGAACCCGTGGTGGGGGGTGCCAGGTACGCGTAGCCGAGGTACTCCACCCCTTCGGTTACGGCAGGGTTCTCCACGGATACTGCCGACGTGGTACCCGATCCCGTGGCGGTGACGGTGAGCACATGGGCGCCGGCCCAGTACCAGTCGACCGGCCACGCCACCATTGGGGCCTGTCGGCCCACGGTCGTGTTCGTGCCCGCAGTCCACGACGAGGTGTCGATTTCCGGGGTCTCGGTCGCGAACGAGAACAGGTTCCCGGTGGTCCGGATCGGGGCGCCCAGGTACACGTTCTCCCAGTAGTGGGAAACAGCCGACCCGGCTGCGTTGGACGACAGGACAACCCGCACCCGGGCCGCACCTGCGGGGGCGACGCCTGCCACACCAACTCGGTGCCACGAAGACGACGCTGATGCTGTGGTCAGGGACCAGAGCACCGATCCGACCGGAGTGTAGGTCGCGTCGAGCCACTCCAAGCCGATCCGTTCGGCCTCTGTCGATGACGAGGTGTCCGCGAAAACCTGGTAGGTCTGACCGGCGGTCACCGGGTACCCGGTGACCGTTTCGGCCTGCGTTTCACCTGCCGCAGTCGATTTGACGGAGAGGCTCTTCGCTCCGTTGCGACCACCCGTGCCAGAGAGGAGGGTGCAGTTGAGCCGCACCCTCCACCCGGTGAACGTAGGATCCATCGACTCTGTAGCAGCCGACAGCATGTTCCCGGGGATCGGCATTATGGCCTCCTCCCTGCGCGCAGTGTCTGCGTCAGCTCTCCGAAGCGCCCGTCCACCACCTGGGCGGCCTCTCCCCGCACCCGGCCGAGGAACTCGCCCGAGTCGAGGTACAGGTCGCCTTCGAACCGGGACGGACCACCGGCAGTACCGCGGCTGAGCGCATTGGCCTGCTGGGTGGTGAACACCGGCTCGGGCCGGCCGGTCCCGTTGTAGGCCAAGTTGAGGCCGGGCTGGAGGTAGCCGCCCTGGTCGTAGGTGCCCTTGTAGGCGTACTGGTGCGTGAACAGGTTGTCCTTGTAGGAGCGGGCCCGGGAGCCGATGACGACACCGTCGCCGCCGCGGCTCTCGACGTTGACGCCGTTGATCGTGCCCGCGGTGTGGCCCACACCAGCGTTGGTGATGCCGATCATGTACGGGGACTTGCCGCCGAGCTGCCACCCTGGCGGGGCGGTCTTCCCGGAGAAGCTGCCGGTGGCCCACCTCCTGTGCGGCTTCTGGCCTCGGATGACGGACTCGATGGCAGAGACCAGCCCGCTGCAGTCCCACGACGGGTTGCCGTTGCCGCCCCACTGGTACGGCAGTCCGTGCTGGGTCCGCGCCCACTTGAGTCCAGCCTTGAATCCTCCGCCACCGATCCCGGCAGCTTCCATCTTGCCGTCGGCCTTGCCGCCGAAGTCGAGAATGCTGCTGATCATCTTCTTCGGGACGCCGGAAACCATGTCCCGATACAAGGACTTCGACCCGGCAATCTTGGCCAGCAGCGGCTTGACGACCTTGTTCAGCCCAGCCTGCGCACTCCCCTTGATCCCGTCCTTCAGCCAGGACACACCAGTCTTCGCCAGGTCGACGGTCTTGCCCGCCGCCTTCCCGACCCAGTCGAAGATCCCGCCCTTCGCGAACCCCTGATAGGGGGAAAGGGGCTTGCCCTGCATCGCGGCCTGGTTGACCGCATGCAGACGGGCCCGCTCGTAGGGGTTCTTCATCGCTTCCGACACGTACACGCCCTCGCCGCGACGCATCGGCACGAGCTGGTCATCGCCCTGCCGGTAGGTCGACCGGCCGGGCAGGATTCCGCCGCGGGCAAAGCCAGTGAACTTGTCCAGCTTCGGGGCTCCGAAAGCTCCGGCCACCGTGTTCCAGACGCCGCGGATGCCCTTGTTGTAGACCTGGTCGATGATGAACGTCACCGGCTTCTTCGCGATCCCGGCAAGCTTCGACCACTGCTCGTCGATGTAGTTCTTCGTGGTGCGGAAGGAGTCGCCAATAGCCCTGAGCCCCTTCTTGATCAGTTCGAACTGGGGCTTCAACGCTGTGTTCCACAGCCACTTTCCCCTGTCGCCGATCCACCCGAAGACCGGGTGGATGACGTTCTTCCACAGAGACCGGGCACCTTCGCCGACAGCCTTCATGTCAGCCTTAACTGCGCCGAACGCAGGCTTGACCGCGTTGTTCCACAGCCATCTCGCCTTGTCACCGATCCACCCGAACACGGGGCTGAGGACGTTCTTCCACAGCCAGGTGGCGTCCTTCGCGATCTGCTTGAACGCAGGCCCGATCGCGTTCTTCCATAGCCACCCGGCAATGGCGCCGAGCACCTTGATCGCGGCAACAATCGGCAGGATCACTGCCACAACAACGATCGTGAACAGCACCTTCGCCGCGGTCCAGATGAACTTGAACACCGGGCCGAGCACGTTGCTCCACAACCATGTCGCCCACCGGCCGATGGTCTGCAGCCCCGCCCAGATCGCCGAGAACACAGGCTTGAGAACGTTGTTCCACGCCCACACGGCCGCGGTCTGAATGCCCGACCAGGCGGCGTTGACGATGTTCCGGAACGTCTCGAAGTTTTTGTACGCGTAGACGACGGCGGCGACCAGTGCCACGATCGCAATGATGATCAGGGTGATGGGGTTCGCGGCCAGGACCAGGTTGAACGCGATCATCGCCAAGGTCCACAACTTCGTCGCGATCCACACCGCGTAGAACAGCTGGATCAGCCACGGCAGCTCGCGGGCAATCTCCGCGATAGCGCTAGCCACAGCACCCAGGGCTTTCAGGACCGGGCCGGACAGCGGGGACACGGCCTTTGCCATCTGGTAGAAGGCGCTGCTGATGTCACCGACTGCCTTCGCCAGCACCGGGCCCATCCGGGACGAGTAGGCAAGGAACCCCTCGAACTTCTCGCTGCCCTTAAGGCTGGTGCCCCAAGTTGCGAAGCGGCCTGTGATCTCCTGCATCCGGTGGGAGATCGAGTCCATGTGTGGCAGGAACGCCTGGACGATGCCGCCCATCCCCTTGAAGATCCGTCCGAAGGACGCGCCCAGGCCGACGATCGCGGGCTCCACAGAGCCCGCCAGGTCCGCCTTGAACCCGTGCCACCACGGGGACTTGAAGCCGGCCGACACCCGGTCCTGCAGCTCCCCGATCGCGCGAGCAGCAGCAAGAACGAACGGTGTCAGGCCGGGCAGGCTGTTCTTCAACCCGATTAGCGCCCGGGTGAAGAGCGGCATCACCTGCGGCTGCAACGACTTCGACCACGAGGTGAATGCCGTCCGCAGCGAGGTGAACGCGTTGAGCGTGTCCCTCGCCGCCGGCGTCAGCTTCGCCAGCTCGGCCTGGTACTTGGCCTGCGCGACGGCAGCCTGATCCACGCCCCCGGCCGCAGACTGCACGGCGGAGGCAACCTGACGCTGAGCCGACGCCACCGACTCGGCAGCCGACTGCTGAGCGGCGGCAAGCGATTCCTGGGCGCGCTGAACCGACCGCGCACCGTCCGCCTGCGTGGTGGCGACGTTGCGCTGCGACTCGGCGACCTTCTCCTGTGCCTCCGCAAGATCCTGCTGCGACCGGATGTTCTGGCGAGCCGCTTCGTCGCGTGCTGTCGCCAGCGCTTTTCCCTGGTCTGCGACTTCCTTTTCGGCGGCGGCGATACGCTCCTGGGCGGCCCGCACCGTGTCTGAACCCTCGACGCCGGCCCGGTCAGCTTTCCGCTTCTCGGCGGACAGGTTCTTCGTCTCAGCCTGCTGCTCCTTGAGCCGCTGCGTCGCCTGGTCGTAGGCGAGCTGGGCGCGCTGCTGCTCCAGCAATGTCGCCTTCGACCCGGCGGCGGATACCGACTGGAGCCGGGCGCGGGCCTCCTGCACGTCAAGGACCGCGTCGCGTTCCGACAGTTGGGCGTTCGCCACCCGGTCGGCAAGCTCGGTGAGCTGCTGGGCGGCATCCCGGCGGGCCTGCGTCAGATCCTGCTGGGCCTGCCGGGCAGTGCGCTGAGCATCAGCCAACGACTCCTCGGCCCGCGCCACCGACTCAGCCGAGTCCCGCTGACGGTCCGCAGCCTGCTGCACCGCATCCGCCAGCGACTGCTGGGCCTGGGTCACCTGCTGGGCTGCCCGCCGGTTCGCCTCCGACGCCGACCGGACAGCATCCTCGACACCCTGCTGCGCCTGCGCAATCTGCCGGGCCGCGTTCCGGTGCGCGGACGCCAGAGCCTGCTGGGCCCCAGCCATCTGCAACGCCTTCGACGCACCCTGACCGGACGCCTGGGCCCCCTTCATCGTGGCGGCCGACGCCGCGTCCTGGGCGGCTTTCTGTGCCTGGAGGACACCGGCAATGCTGATGATCGCCGGGACTGCTACGGCGGCCAGGGCACCGACACCGACGCCAGCGGCGACCGCGGCAGAACCAATCGCACCGATGCCCGCGGCGAGCACGGGGATCGCAGGGATGAGGGCCAAGCCGCCGATCGCGACCGCCAGGTGCAGAATCGCTCCCACGGCGCCGGTGGTGTTCACGTTGACCCTGGCCGTTTTGCCGTCGACAGCAGCGATCTGCGCGCGTACAGCGGTCAGCTCGGCGATAGCCCGCGCCGTGTCGGCCCGCACCTGCACGTTCGGGTGCCTCGCCCCGAGCCGGGTCAGCTCGGCCTCGATCAGTTTGATCTCGGCCTTCGCGGCGCCCGCGTCGATATCAATCCCGATGCGCTTGTTCGCGAGGGTCTCCATGCGGACCCGCAGCGCCTGCAGATCAGCGTCCGCCTCGGACGTGTCCGCATCGATCGTGATCTTCGGGAGGGAGCGGAATGCGGCCTCCAGCCGGGTCTTCAACGCCCGGGAGAAGGCCCCGCCCGTCTCGTCGCCCTGCCGGACCGCCGACGCACGCGCCGCCGCACCACCCTGGGTGACACCCTGCCGCAGGGACCCACGGATCTCCGCAGTGATGCGGGACGCGATCTGCTGACCGATCTGCTGACCGATCCGGAGACCGATGTCGCCGACCTGCCCCTGCATCGCCGGGCCGAACGACCGGCCCGCCGCATTACCCGCGTCCTGGCCGGCCCGCGTCGCGGCGGGTACCAGGGCCCGCTGGAGCTGCTGGTAGATGCCCCGGGTGTTCGGTATGACGTCGACTTCGACCGAGCCCACGCTGATTGCCACGGGAGCCTCCTCCCGCGCGTCAGGCCGCGCCTTCCGGGTTGAGCATCTTGAACAAGACCTCGGCGTGCTGATCCGTCAACTGCTCACGCTTCTTCGGAACACCCGCGCCGACTCCCGGCCGGCGCATCGGCTCCGGCCTCGACGGCTTACGGCCCTTGCCGTCAGAGTTCGCCACCACGGTGATGTACTGCAGCTCCCGCACCGCGTCCGTCAGACCGGCGACGAGTTGCTCCAGCACCGACCAACGGGCCTCTTCAGGCTTCCCACTACGGGCCTGCTCCTCGTACTCCTCCGGAGTCAGGGCATTCCGCAGGGCGGTCATCGTTGCCGACTCCGGTGGCAGCCTCTGAATCAGGACCCGGAGCCGGCGGGGCGACATCTCGCCCCGCCAGTAGGCGTCGATCTGGTCCTCGGGGTTGCAGTACCAGGCGAGATCGCCTTCTAGCGCCTCCGCGTGCGCCTCGACGATCCGGCGGGTCCACGCGATTTCCCCAGGCTCTCACCACCGCGGCGGGCGGCCTCCGCCACGAACGCCTCGAACTCGTCGTTCGTCGGGTCGATCTCGAAGTACAGGTCCAGGTCGTCCGGGTGGACGACCTGCTCGGCGAAGAACGTGAAGTTCGCGTTGGACAGCGCCGTCTGCCACGACTGCCTCCACGCCCCCGGCGGAACGATGCGGATCTCCTCGTCGGCGAGCATCGCCGTCACGAAGTGCCCCTCGGCCTCGATCTCCTGAGCCTCGGCCGGGGTCGCCTCGTCGTCGAAGTCGTCCCGAGTCACAGGGGCGAGCTCCCGCGGTGTACGGGCGGGACGGGCAGCAGTGGTCTTTCGGGCGGTGGTTCGGCTGTTCGCGGCCATCGGCGCGGGCCTCCTCAAATCGTGGCGCGGGCAGAAGAATGAAGGGTGGGCGGGTCGGGCCCGCGCCAGCAGAAGTGACCCGCCCACCCAGCTCAGGAGCCCGTGTACTCAGGGGTCACGGGGATCTTGTCGACGTGGTAGACCGTGTTACCGGCCGCGTCCGGGTACGTAGTGATCGTCCACTCGAAGCCCGACATCTCGTCCTGCTTGAACGTCACGTCGGACCGGTCGTTGATCTCGCCCTCAGGGATGTAAAACCCCTTGTAGGCGCCGCCGTCGATCACCAAAAACCAGAACGCGCGACGGTCCGGCACAGGGCTGGCCGTGTCGGCGTACTTCGTGATGCCGTCCACGTCCGGCTCGAACGCCGCCGCGGCCAACCGGTTCTGGAGGCTCATGACGGAGACCCGGTTCGTCTCCCACACGGTCAGCCCGAATGTGCGGATCGACTGGGTGATCTGCGTGCGGAACGGCGACGTGAGACCCCACGGGGTGAACGTCTGCGAGTCCTCGTCGAACCCGTAGGTCAGGCCGTCATCACTGATGGCCCCCAGCGGCTCCCACGGAGCCACCGGCTGGTCGAGCGGCGAAGCGAGAGCAGAGGTGCCCACAGGCGCCACCCATCCCCCGCCATTTGCACCAACGAGCGCCAGGTCAGCGGCGCGGGTGATCAGGACCATGATGAGTCTCCAGACATGGAAGAGCCCGCGCACGGGCGGGACAGAAAGGGCACGGCGCGGGCCCGGGGCGGTCAGGAGACCGGGTGAAAGAAGATCTCGTAGGTGCCGCCGACACGGCGGAGACCGACGTTCTCGTAGGGGCGGATAGCCGGAAGGGTCAGGCAGCTGACACGGCCGATCACGGCGGTGGCGCTGGTGCTTCCCCGCACTGTGCGGGTCAGCCAGTTGTGCACCTCGATGGCCAGCGCGAACGCCCCGGCCCGGGAGGTGGCGTAGATGTTCGTGTCGACAAGGGCGCGGGCCAGCCGCAGCCCGTCCTCACCCCCGCCGGGGACCTGCTCGAACTGGATCGTCGGCAGCTCGGCAAGGAGGTTGTTGTCGAGCTCGTCACGGACCACAGCGGCGGGCCACACCGGGGTGGCTCTGCCGATCAGCTCCGCCTCGATGTCGAGAAGCGCCGTCACGGAACCTCCTCAGCGAACTCACGGCCGTCGAGCGAAGCGTGCACGTAGACCCAAACGACCAGCCCACCGACCTCAACCGGGACAGCCTCCGGGCCACAGACGCACGACGGTTCCTCGCCGCCCGTCTCGTGCTCGATGAGATCGTCGAGCGGGGCGACATGCGCAGTCGCGGCCATCAGCGACCACCGCCAGCCTGAGCAGCCCGCAGCAGCACATGGTGGGCCGGGACCCGCTCGGTGCCGTACTCCACCCACCGGGCGTAGTACGCCGTGTTCGTCACCGTCGCCGTCGCCCGGTCCTTGCGGCGGCCACCACGAGTCGTGGTCGTCACCGTGAACGACGACTTGTACCGGCCGGGGTGCGGATCCGACGGACCGCCGACCGGGGCGATAGCGATGGCCGCATCCTCGATTGCCTCGGCGCGACCCAGCATGTCCGCCTGGATCATCCGAGACCTGAGCAGCTGCCCGACACCCTTCTTGGACATCTTGAACTTCGCGGGCATCATGACCACCTCGACTCACACAGGGGGCAGCATGGACGTCAAAGGCGTCATGGGCAGCATCACCTTCGACGGCGAATGGATCACCATCACGAAGAAGGAAGCCGGCCAGCAGCAGCGCCAGTTCCGCATCCGGGCCGCCGACATCACCGGCACCCGGCTCAAGCCAGCCACCCGGTTGTTCCACGGCTACCTACAGTTCGTGCTCCCCGGCAGCGCACCCGCCACCGAAGACAAAGGCCTCATGGCCGGCGGGCGACCGCCCCAATCCGACCCGCACAGCCTGTCCATCCGCCACGGCGCCAACGACGCTGCGGCGAAGCTGATGGCCGCAGTCGAGCAGGCCCGGACCTAACCGGTCACCCGGTCCGCAGCGAACTGCACAGGACCAGCTGTGCCGGTGAACGGGGACTTCCCCCAGTCGCCTGGGAAACCGGTGACCTCGCACGTCTCGCCACGAATCCGAACCCGGTCCGTGGTGCGGACCGAACTCCCCGGCGGGGCGTACACCGTGTACCCGACAATCACCGTGTCCCGGGCCTGCTGGTCGTCCCCGCCAACCGTCGGATTCTCCGCACGCGGAGCCACCACGCAGCCCGGAAGGTCAAACGACTCATCCGGGCCCGGCAGCGGCTGACCGCGAGGATCACGACCTGGCGAGGTGCCGGTACGCAGAATGCGTACCGTCTCCCCATACGGGTACGGGGCAGGCATCACGACCACCCCGGCTCGAAGACGTCATCGCCGAAGAAGGTGTCGTCGATCGGCCACGTCGGAGACGGATCCGCAGTCGAAGGGGTCGGGTCGACGGTGAACGCACCACCGCGGCCCGCGAGACTCTTCAGCGCAGCCTTATCCGCCTTCGTCAGATACAGCCCCCCGCTTCCGCTGGGCCGCTGCACCGACATCGGGCCGATCGTCTCGTAAGACACCTGCTGCGGATTGACGTAGGCCCGACCAGCGACCGACAAGACGACAGCAGTCGCCTGATCGGGCAGCGGCTTCACCACCGACTCGGCCAGCGAAACCGCCTGCTGGATCAGCAGGTCAGCCCGGTCGCCGTCGATCTCCGGCAACCCCAGGTACATGCCCAGCTGCTCGGCAGTCGGGGATACGAATGCCACGGTGACCTCCTAGCGGGCCAGGCCCTCGATCGCGGTGCACCACTCCGCCAACTCGACGGACGGGTTCAGCTCGGCGGATCGGGCCTTCGCCCGCTTGCTGGCAAGCCGGTACTCCGGAGCGGTGAGGAGCTTCCGCAGCACCGCCTCGTAACCGTCCAGGTCTTCGCGGTCCACGAAAACCCCAGCCTCACCCAGAGACTCGGTCAGCCCCGGGGTTGGGTGAGCCACGACGGGGATACCGCTAGCCAACGCCTCGACGCCGGCCCGCCCCCAAGACTCGTAGGAGCTGGGCATCAGCAGCACCTTCGTGCGGCCATACACCTGCTCCCGCATGTCCTCGCCCCGGACATGCTCGACGATCTCGACGTTCGGCAGCTCAGGGAGGATCTGCTCCCCGTAGGCGCCCTTCACGGCCAGGAACTGCTGGTCCGGCATCCGGCGAGCTAGTGCAGCGAGCACCTTGCCGCCCTTCTCCGGGTTGCAGTTGACCAGAGTGATCGCCTTGCCGGGCTTCGTCGCATAGTCCTCGGCGAACACGGGAGGGCGCACGATCAGCTCGGACGCTGGCCGAACCGACTTCGGGAACTCGGCAAAGAACATCTCCGCCTCCGCCTGCATCCACTGGCTGTTGTAGACCGCCAAAGCAGTCCCACCAGCAGCAGCGTCCCGAAAAGTCGGGCGGTGCGTGTTGTGACACACCACCACCAGCGGCACCCCATACCCACGGGCCAAGGACGCCGTCGACGGCACCGTCTCCAGGTGCGACACCAGGACGTTCGCCCGGCGCACCGCCGTCGGGAAGTCCAAGCGGGACTCCAGCGGCACCACCTTGATGCCCCGGTACTCGTACTCCTCGTGGGCCTTCCCGTACCGGGACAGCCACACGGACACATCGTGGCCACGCTCCACCAACGGGCGAAGCATGCTGACGAGCATGTGCTCGGCCCCCGCATTGTGCTCCGGAGGCATCGCGTGCACCCTGGCCACGATCTTCAGCGGCTTGGCGGTCCCGCCCGGCGCGGAGACCGGGACCGCAGCCATCAGCTACCGCTCGGGGTGCCGGTGTACTTCACGAACGCGTCCGCGTCACCCTGCACGTAGCCGTAGTACGCCTCCGCCAGGAGGAGAACCAAATTCTCTTGGAACGCGCTGTGGACACCACCCTCCTCGTCGACGTAGGTCGCCTCCTTGGAGATCCGCACGGTGATGTCCATGCCCACCCCGTAGGCGGCCTGCGACCAGTCGCCGCCGATCGCACGCAGACCCGTGTCCGAAGACGCGGACTGCCGGCGCTGCTTGCCCGACACACTGCGCGAGTAGGCGAGCGGCTCACCGATCAGGGTGCCCGCCGACGCCATCTGCGTCCCCGGGACCGTCGTGTCGACCAGGATCGGCCGGCCCGTGGTGTCCGTCGCCAGCAGCAGCGACGGCTTCAGCCGGTGGTCGGCGACGGTACCGGTGTAGTCCCAGTCCTCGTCGATGACCTCGGCCATGCCGTTGACGAAGTCCGCCCAGATACCGCCCTGCGCCTGCGTGGCCGTACCCAGCGCCACCGCATTGCTGGTCATGGCGAGGTAGTCGGTAAAGGGGCCGGTGGCACCCTTCATCGTCTTGCCGTGGATCGCCGCGTGGTCGAAAGCGCGGGCGAACGCCGTCGGGAGATCCGTCTGGAGCTGAGTCCACAGCCCGCCGGAGTTGGTCATGACGACCTCTTCGGCGACCGGGATGAGAACGGCCAACTTTTTCGCGGTCATCTGCTTCACGCCGACGGACGAGGTCGACAGGGGCTTCCGCGCCGCCTGCCCCACCCAGTCAGCGGTCGGAACGTCCATCGGGATCGGCACCGACGTCGTCGCGTCCAGAGCCAGCGGCGCCTGACGCGCCAGCGCCATCACCGCCGACTGCTCGACGGACTTCTCGAAGATGGGCCCGGCCAGAGTCCTCGGCAGAAGCGCATCGTTGACATCAGAAATCTTCAGTGGGGCGGTGACCGCCATGGTGTCCTCTTTCTCTGCAGCTACTTGAGCTGCGGCTTCAGCCAGCCGGCGAACTCATCGCCGGGTGCGGGGGGCCTGCTCTTGTTGGCACCGGACGCCTGAGTGCGGTCCGGTGCGGGACGCCGCGGGCCCTCCTGGGGCTGGGCCTTCGCCCAGTGCGGCTTGCGCTCCAACAGCGCCTGAAGGTCGGCCTCGATGGCCGCCTCGTCGATGTCGCCATCACCGTCGATGTACGAGTCGAGATTGAGCGCGCCGACCGCGTCCTCGGGATCCGTGAACGCTGGCCGATCCTCGGAGGCAGCCCCGGCCAGGGCCTGCACCCGAGCCTTCGCCAGGCGCTCGCGCGTCTTGGTGATCTGCTCGTTGGCCCGGGTCAGCTGGTCGTTGAGGCGCTCGGTGTCGCTCTTCTCCGAGTCCTTGATGCGCTGGAGCTCAGCAGCCGCCGGCTCCAGCTCCTTCAGACGCTTCCGGAGGTTCTGGGCCTCCGAGTTCGCCTTCCGGATCTTCGCCTCGGCCTGCTTCCGGTCGAACGGCTTGTCCTCGGTCTCCGCCTCCTGGGCGTCGTTCGTGGACTCGGTGCTGCTCTCCTCGGTCGCCGTCTCCTCGACGGTCCCCTCGGTGCCGGTCTCGGCCTGCTGCTGCTCGGTGCTCTCGGTCTCTTCAGGCATGACGAATCGGCCCTCCAGGGGCTGTCGAAATGAGAAAGGCCGCCACCAGGGCGACCACGTTGCGAAGTGAGCGCGGACTAGCCGTGCTCGGCAATCGCACGCCGGAACCGGCGCAACTGATCGCCAGGAAACGGGGCGGCGTACTCGCGGTACAACCGGTCCCACTCCTGCGCATGGGCGGACAGCTCAAACCGCTGCCCGCGAAACACCGGGATCACGCCGCAGTTGCAGCCGTCGTGAGCCCGGAAGTCGGCGGTGTCCTGCGCGTAGACCATGCCGCGGGCCGCCAGGAGCCGGCAGAACGCGCAAGCACCCAACGCAGCGGCGCGGGCGTAGCCGACAGCCATACGATCCTGCTGGACCGCGGCCTGCACAGTGCCCCTCCCCTGGTCCGTAACCAGCTTCTGGGCAACCCCCTCCGCCTTCTTCTCCGCCGCGTCCAACCGGACCTCCAACGGGGCCCGCTGGGCGGCGGTCGTCTTCGGGTCCTCCGAGTCGCGGGGCCACAAGTCCTTCGTGGCCCACCGCAGACTGTTGTCGACCTGCTCATCCGGCGGCGGATCCAGCAACGGCACCGTGAACCGGCCCGTCACCCGGGCAGCAACACGCTCCGCCTCGTAGAAATCCGCAGCCGCCGAAGCCGAGGCAGTGCCGTACTCGCCAACCAGGGCGCGCACAGCCTCAATCCAGTCCGGGACCGTCTCCTGCATCCGCGACGGAATGATCAGGCGGCGGAGCTTGCGCACATCCCGAACCAGCAGCCGTGACAAACCGCGCTGCACCTGCCGCTGCCGCCGGGCACCCGCACTGTCATCCGAGACCAACGTCGCCATCAACGACCTCCGGAGGCCGTGCCGCATCATCGGCCTCGCCCAGCGCCGCCAAACGGTCCAAGACCGCAGTGCCACGAGCGCGCTGCCGGTCCGCACGAATGCGCTGACGCTGGCCCTCGGTGAACCCAGCCATCTCCAACGCCACATCAGAGTCAGCGGGGATGATGTTCGCCTGCACCAGCTTGACCGTGGCGTCCGCCTGAGCGGCCACCGTCGGCGTCGCCGGATTCCGCCACACCGTCTCAATACGACGGGTCCGATCCGGCGGCTCACCATCCCGCACCCACAGAGCGAGACGCATGGCCTCCTCCCAACGGGAACCGAACCGGCGAATCCGACGCTCGCTGCGCTTCACGAGCTTCGCCTCGGTGCTGCGGATCGCGTCCGCGCTCGCCGGGTTGTCCGTGGTGTAGCCGAGCATGTGCGGCGGCAGACCGAACTGGCTGGACATGATCCGCGCGTACAGGTCGATGATCTTCGTCTGACCGGAAGGATCGTGGGCCGCGAACTGGCCCACCGTCGGAACCGCACCATCCTCGTCCCGCTCCAACGCAAGGACACGGCCGATGTACGTCTCCCACGCCGACTTCGCGTTGCCCTCAGCATCCTGGAACGCCGACTCGCTGGCGCCCAAGATGTAGCGTTGCGGAGCCCCAAAAAACTCGGCGGCCACCTCAATGCCCATCAGTCGGCGGCAGGCCGCGTCCGTGATGCTCATGACGTCCGGGGTGATCTCGGACTTGCCCACGCGGTCAGCCGTTCTCTGCCTGTTCGCCAGCCTGACGATCGGCACCACGCCCAACTTGTGCATGTCCCGGTCGACGACCTCCCAGCCGCCCGACGGATTCGGCAGCGCCGTCACCGTCTGATCCGGCAGGTACAGGACGATCATCCGCTCATCCGCGCCGGACTCGACCAGCCCGTCCGTCTGGCACTCACGCAGCCCCGCAACACCCATGCGAATGCGGGCATCCCACATCAGCGTCATGTCCAACGGTGACTCCACGCTGATCAGCGGCGGGGAGCCGTCGTCATCACCAGAGCCGATCGTGACGTACTCGCGCCCATAGATCAGGGCGTCCAGGTGCCCAAGGCTCGACTCGTCGAGGAGATCATTCGCTGTGACGATCTCCTCCAGCTCCGACGAATCGGAACCGTCACCCCACCGAAACGCTTCGAGATCGAGGCGCTCCTCCAGGGACTCCACGCCCACCCGCGGCCAGCCGATGACCGTGTGCAAGCCCCTGAGCTGCGGCGGGATGCTGATGCCCAAGTCACGGACCAGCTGCTCACCGTTGAAGTACGCATCCCTCAACTGCAACGTCCAGCGGTCACGCAGCAAGTCGGCACGCAAAACGTTGATCAACGCCATTTCGTCGTCAGACAGATGCACCAGCGGCAGCTCGGGAATCGAAACGGTCATCGCAACACCACCACCCGTCCCTTGCCGCGCGCAGTGGTGCGCTTCTGATTCTTCGGACTGTTCAGGACGGTTCGCCGCAACATCCGGGCCCCGATCATGCAGATCGCAAGGTCGATCTTCCGGGCCGACTCACGGTGCTCCTTACCGATCGTGATCCCCCAAGCATTCGTGCGCCGCCGGGCATTGATCACGTGGGTACGCATCACCTTGTGCCCGTCATGCACCAGCTGCCGCTGCAAGATGTCCTCGCGGGTCCGTTTCACCGCGTCGGTGAACGTCTCCTGGTTTCGCCGGTCACGCATGTCCCACCGGACCGCGTGCGCCCTCGGACCCGACACCACAGCGCGCAGAAGCAGCTTCTTGCCATAGGACTGGCCCCACCTGTCCAGGAAGGCGTCCCAGTACATCTCGCCGTCCTCGTCCTGCCCGGAGCCAGGGTCGGCAAAGAACGCCAGCACCTTGAACCGGTGGAACGCGTTCTGCACGACACCGTCGACGTCCTCGCGCGGCACCTGCCACGGCACGTAGCCCGGCGTGTTCGGTGACGGCCAGTTCGGCGGCTTCTGCCACACGCCCAACGTCGACACCAGACCGTCCGACATGCGGCAAGCAGCTAGGCCCGTCGCGTCATCCGACTTCGACCCGTCGAAGAACACGACGACCTCGTCACCGTCCGCCAGGCTGAGATCCTCGCGCTTGCAGGCGTCCCACTCGTAGCGGGCCATCCACGCGTCCTCGGCAGCGTCGATCATGTTGTACCAGAACCGTCGGCTACGGCTCGGCGGGTTACGGGTGTCGAGGATCGACGACTTCAACCGCCCAATGTCCAGCCACGTCGAATCCCCGCGCACCGCCCGCAATGTCGGCTCGATCCACGCCTCCGTCAACTTCGCCTCAGGCGGAGCCTCCAGCGAGTCGTAGAACAGGCCAGTGTCTGCCGCCCGGCCCGCCTCGACGGCCTCGTAGGCGTCCCGGGTCCGCTCGGCCACCGAGTCCTCGCCGGGCTCGAAAGCGTTCGTGTCCGCCAGCGTCCGGGACTGCCCGTCCGCCGACTTCGTCGCGTTGCGCTCAATGACCGCAGCCATCTCGTGGCCCGAGTTCGACTCCAGCCAGTGATGCGTCTCGCCCATCGACGTGAACGTCGGCCGGCCACCCTCCAAGGCCCGCGGAGAGCTCGTGACGGCTTCCATGCGGGCCCGGCCCTTGTCGGCGTAAATGATCTCCTTGCCGAGGTCGATCCGGTACTCCTCGATCGCCCGCTTCGTGAAGATCGAGGGGAACAAGGTCATCGTGTTCCGGGTCTGGTCCTGCGACACTGCGGCGATCTGGACCCACGCCGCCGGATGCTGCATGCCCAGCGGCTGCCCCAGAGGGACACCCCACTCGTTGCCCTCGTCCGCAACCCTGTCGAACCGGCACGGGCCAACGAACTCGAACGCGCTCCACGTCGCCTTGACCGGGTCTTTTCCCCAGCCCTTCAGCCTCTGGAGCACCCCGTCCCGCCACAGGAACCGGTTCGTCACCGGATCCATGGCATACCACCAGAGAGTCAGGCGCGCCTGCTCAGGCGTGTACTGCCAGGGTCGACCGACGTAGTGCTGCAGGTAGGTCTTCGTCCAGGAGAGGCAGTGCCAGCCGAGGGTGTACTCAGGCAGCAGAAACCTGCCATCCGGGCCGCGCTTCCAGGTGGGCCCCAGGGTGAAAGGTTCGACGACGTCGGGGACCTGCTCCTCAACCTCCGGCGATGTCACGGTACGAATCCAGCGGGCTCACCGACGCCAACTGCGCGCCGGCAGGCTTCTTCCGCTCCAGCTCCATCCGAGCCCGGCGCCGGTCCCCCTCCGTCGTCAGCAGCGACGACATCACCGAGTTCAACGCCGCGACCAGCTGGCCGTTCGGCCCGCGGTCCGACAGCACCACCTGCGACATCACGTGTGCCGCGTACCGAGCCATCGCCCAGTCCGACGGCTCGTAGAACGCCGACTGCCCCGACTCACGCAGGGACAGATACCAGTCCGCTGCGATCGGGTGCCACAGCGGATCAGGCCCGGGCAGGTCCGGCATCTCCTCCGGCGGACCCGAAGAGGCCTGCACCAGGTCCGGGCCGTCCGGCTTGTTCCGCCGGCGGCGAGCTTCGGAGCGCTCAGGGATAGGTCCACGAGTGCCCATAACGACCTCCAGGGTCAGAGCACGCCACCAGGGCGCACAGGGCGAGAGAGAAGACGACCGAGCGCCACCGCCAGGGCGAGGCCGGCCGAGAGGTAGAGCTGCAGGCCAGGGCCTAGGAAACCCGTACACGGGGTCGTGTGCTTTACGGCTCCGATCCCTGAAGATCGCCGGGAGGGGGGCACGCCCCCAGGCCGGCCGATCCGCTTAGGGATCATGGAATTTGCAGTGCGAATCGATTGATGCAGGTACCAGGTATCACCTTGATCAACTCGCGTTTGATCTTCGTTTCGTGATCTTCGAATCAGATTCGATCTTGATCGTCGATCACTGAACCTTGATCACCAATCGCATGATCACCTAACACATGACCATCACGACCTCGCCCTGCTGCCTGCCCTGGCCGGCCACCCGGACCCGGCAGCCTCGGGCCCTGCGGGCACTGGCCTCGCCGAGCGCCCTGGGTGATCGGCTGTCGTCTCGCATGCTGATGCGTCAGCGTCGCCGTCGGCCGGCATTGGCCCTGCTCCCGGTGTAGGCCCCGGTTGCCCGTCGGTGCATGAGCTGGCAGTAGCCCTTGGCCCTGGCTCCCATGTACTTGGAGAGCTGCCGGTTGCACCGGGTCCAGTCGCCTGGTGTTCCCCATCGGATCTTGGCTGCGCCGGCTCCGCTGGTCCAGTACCTGCGGAGCGTCTCGGCGTTGCCGCGCTTGCTTCGTCCCTTGGTTGCCACAGTGTTCACTCCTTCTGCGGCGCGGACCCTACTGGTTCGTCTACCCGTTCGATGTGGGCGCCAGCCTCAGCCGGGATGGCAAGGCAGGTGCCGGCGGCGTCGGTGAAGATGGCCCACCCGTGTTCGAAGTGGAGGGTGAGGGCGGGGTCTTCGACGAGGAGGTCGTCGCTGGTTTTGCCGGGGTGCCGAATCAGGAAGTGGGGCATGGTCACCAGAGCTTTGTCGGCCGAAGGGTGACCTTGTACTCCACCGACCACGCGTCAAGGTCAGCCAGATCCGGCGGCGCTTCATACTCGTCGCCAGCGCCACCGAAGATGGTGATGGGGTCCACGGTCACGTCCGGCTCGGAAGTCAGCTCGTGGCCGTGTGCTGCGCAGCGGTTGAGGACCACCATGAGGGCCTGGACTTCGGACAGTTCAACACCCTCGTCGGTGAAGACTGTGAATGATTGGCGCACTTGGTCACCTCATACCTGGGTGGGCTTCGGGTGGTCGCTTCCGTCCGGGCCGACCTTTGACCTTGGCGGCGGCTGCCCCTTCTCGGGCCGATTTCTGGTCGTGGCAGGGGCCGCATACGCCTTGGAGCCCGGTGTCGCTGTGGTCGTCGGCCTTGGCGATGATGTGGTCGCAGAACTGGCTGGGCCTGACGCCACACAGGACGCACGTCCTGTCCCGTTCGAGGATGCGCGCCCGGATCTTGGCCCACCCGCTGGGCAGCCGGCTCTTGCGGTCGGATCCTGCCCATCCTCCGCTCATGCCCGTCTCCTTAGTCGTCTTCGTCGGCGACGTTGACGTAGCCGTTGTTCTCGATGTGGAGGGCGGCGGTGAGCATGCCGAGGCTGGTGATCCAGTCGAGGGATTCGGATGTGGCTTTGATGAAGGAGATGACGCCGTCGGGCTTCACGATCTTGATGAGGACGAGGGCGTCGACTGGAAGGTCGCCTTCATCGAGGTCGGCGGTGACGCCGAGCGTGTCGAGCAGTTGCCCGATCTGCTGGTCAGCCATGGGGCGTCCCGGTGTCGTCGTGGTCGCCTCGGTACTTGGCGAGGGCTTCGTGGACGCGGGTCTCGCTGCTGTCGTTGGAGTCCCACCATTCGACGGCTTTCCATACGTCGCTGAGGCGGGCGAGGCGGACGGTGGCGCGGGTTTCCCACTGCCGGTAGAGCACGAGGAGTTCTTCGGTTTCGCGTGCTGCGTCTTGTGCGTAGCCGAGGCCTGCGAGGCGGTTGGCCATTTCTTCGAGGTCTCAGCGTCGGGCTTGGAGGTCTTCGAGGTCTGCGGCGGCGTAGAGGTAGTTGTAGCTGCCGCCGCTCATCGGAGGCCCTGCTGTCGTGGGGCGATCTCTCCGGCTTGCTCGCTGGCGATGTCGACGCGTTCGGCGGGCTGTTGGTCACCGTTGAGTGCGGCCTCGATGAGGTCGGCGACTGGTCCCCATGTGGGCGTGATGCCGCGTATGCGGACTACTTCGGCGCGCACGCGGGTGAGCGCTTCGTCGTACTCGACTGCCTGCTTGAGGTGCTCGCAGCTATCGATGTGCGGCGGCCAGCCTTCGGTGAGCCACGCCGGGGCGACGCCGTGGTCGGACCAGCCGCAGTGCTTCTGTCCGATCTCGTAGCCGTGCCGGGCCCACAGCCGGGCTTCGTCGCGCTCGATTTCCGCGTGCTCGGCCCGGCCGATCAGCTCGTGGATGTTGGCGTGTTTGCCCCGGATAGCGGACAGGGCCGCGCTGTGGAGCTGTCCGGGAGCGAGGCCGAGTTCCGCATGCATCTCGTCCCGCTCGGTCTCGGCCCCGGATTCGACGGCGTCACGGAGGTATCCGCTGGTGTCGTTGGCGGGGATGTCGATGGTGTCTTCGAAGACGAGAACGGCGCGGGCGCCAATCTTCTCTGCGATGCCGTCGAACTCGTCGATGGGGTCCGGCTGGTCGGGCCCGAGGATGTACCGCTGACGCGTGTACCCGTCTACGACGAGAATGAATGGCGGCCGGTCGTCGCCTGCACCTTCGGGGAGTTCGAGGATCTGCAAGCGGGCCATCAGCTGCTCACCGCCTCGTCGGTCCGGATGATGCTGCGGACGTCGAGGGGCCGGATGTAGGCGGTGGTTTCGCCGTTGGTGCGGGCGATGTACTGGTCGCCGTCGTATACGAGGGTGTCGACGGTGAGCTTTTGGTTGCTGCCGTCGTCGTAGGTGATGAGGTAGGTGGCCATGGCGCGGGCTCCAGGGTGTGGTGGGTTACGGCTTCCAGTGGGGCCCGCGTAGTGCTTCGGGCACGTCGCTGGTGGTGATGGGGTTGGTGGCGGTGAGGATGTCGCCGAGGCCGAGGCGGCGTTCGCTGCGCGGTGCCGGTCGGGGTAGCTGCGGCCTGTCGAGTCCGGCGAGCACGTCGGGTGTGATGCCGTGGGCGTGCGCGAGGTCAAGCAGCTCGGGGCAGTCGTTGAGGTTGTCGATGTTCGACAGGTCCATGTCGCCGTAGGTGCCGCAGCCATGGCAGGCGGGTTCGTAGGTGACGTTCGGGTCGAGCCTGTGCCGGGCGAGGATGCGGCGGTCCGCCTCACAGCGGCGCAGGACGCCGTCGTCCTGGCTGGGCGGGTACTCGCCCTCTTCGACGAGCTGCTCGACCTCGTCGACTTGCTGGGTGATCCAGGTGTGGAGATCCATGGCGCGGGCTCCGAGGGTCAGGTGTCTTCGTGGTGGATGCTGATGCGCCGGGCGAACATGGTGATCGTGATGGCCACGGCTTCGTCGTCCCGCATGTCGTCGATCTTGATGCTGCTTCCGGAAGGGATCGGTACTTCGACACCGTTGATGCGGACGGTGCTCGGGATGAGGACTTGGTCGCCGCTGCTCCGGTCGATGATCTCGATGTCCGCCCCACGGCGAGGCTCCGGCTTGCGCATGTCGGTCACGACGTCGCCTCTGCTTCGCTGTCGGAGGCCTTCGCGTCGCCCGGAGCGAAGAAGCCGGTGAACAGGTCGTTCCACGCCTTCTTCGTCTTCTCGGCGAGTTCGTCGCCGCTGGCCTTGCGCACGTAGCTGCTGATGCCCTCGGCCTGATGCCGGACGTCCTCGGGCACGGCGGTGAGGACTTGCTGGAGGCAGGTGTGGGTGCTGCTGTGCTGGTCCTCGTAGGACTGGATCGCGATGATGAGGTTCCATGCCCACAGGGGCAGGTCGGGCGTGGTGGCAGCCATGGCGCGGGCCTTCCGAGGGTTCAGTGTTGGTGGACGCGCCTCGTGAGAAGCCCGGTCCAGGTACGGATTTCGTGGTTGCTGCCGCCGCAGTTCTTGATGAGGCACACGGTCTTGTCCGGGTACACCCCGCGCTCGGGCTCAGGCTCGGCCTGTCCGATGCCGAGTTCGCGTTCGAGGTGCGCAATCCGCTGATAGTCCGGGGAAGCCATGGTGGGGCTCCTATGCTCGGGCCATGGAAACTGGCATGAGGGTTGAGCGTCTGGTGTCCGTGCTTGAGGACGAGGGCGATGCGTGGCGGGGCTTCTGCGACCAGCCGCACGCCGCCGAACGACAGTGGGCCACAGTCCCGGTGCCCTCACTTGAGATGGCCGAGCGGCTTCTGGCCGAGCATGCGGAGAGGGATCACGTCGCTGCCTAGGTCAGGAGTCAAGTGCCCGCCGGATTCCCTCTTCCAGAGTGATCTGCGGGCTGTAGTAGCTGAGCATCCGGGTCGGGTCGCACACCCGGTGATGCACCCCCTGCGGGGCGGTCGGCAGGTGTCTGATGCGCGGGGTGTAGCCGGCGGCAGCGGTGACGTAGCCGGCGAGCTGGTCGAACGAGGTGGCCCTGCCCCAGCCGAGGTTCACCGGCCCGGTGATGTCCTGGTCGATGGCGGCCAACGTGGCGCCGACGACATCGCTCACGTGGATCCAGTCGCGGGTGCTGCTGCCGTCGCCCCAGACTTCGAAGGGGTCTTCACGGCGGCGGGCCCTGCCGATGAACGCGGGGAACGGGTAGCAGTCGTCCTGGTCCTCGCCATAGCCCGAGAACGGGCGCAACACGTGGACGCGGCACCCTTCGGCTTCGGCGTACTGGGCGAGCCGCTCCCCTGTGACCTTAGCGAGCCCGTATGTGGCGTCGGGGAGGCCGGGGTTGTTGAGGTCGATGTCGTCCTCGACAAGGCGGTGGATGTCGCCGGGCTGCTGAAGTTCGACGGGGTAGGCGGCCGAGGAGCTGAAGTACACGGCGCGCGGGGTGCCGGTGCGGACGAGCCACTGGAAATACCAGGCATCCAGCGCGAGGTTGGTGGCGACGGCGAGCGGGGATCCGTCGATGGCTGCCCGGCCGCCGACGTTCGCCGCACAGTGAATGGCGAGGTCCCAGGGGCCTTCGTCGTAGCGGAAGAAGTCGAGGGCATCGGAGTGGTGCCGCTCCAGGTCGACGCCTTGAACGTCGTGGCCGCGCTCGTCGAGGGCCCGGTGGAGGTGCCTGCCGATGAAGCCCCGGTGGCCGGTCAGGAGGACGTTCATCAGGCACCGTCCCCGTGGTCCAGGTCTGGCTGGTAGTCCTTCGCCATCTCCTTGGCGGTGATCACGAGGAGTTCACCGCTGGAGGTTCGGGCGACCCAGTCGTCCGGGCCTGCGTATGCCGGGCCCTTCGGGGTGGAGACGCGCAGGTACCAGTAGTCCTCGCCCAGGAACTCGGGGGCGATCAGGTCGTTGTTCCCGGCGTCGATGAGCCACTGCGGGACTTCCTCCCCACGGACGACCCAGGGGTTGTCCGCGTACTCGGCCAGCGCGTACTGGGCCGCTTCGACAACGGTGTATCCGGTGCGGAAGTACTGGTTGGTCATCTCTGTCTCCTGGGTGTGCGGAAGCCCCGAGCCAGGAGACTCGGGGCTTCCTTCCTGCGGTGATCAAGCCGCAGGCGTATGGGGGGTGGTCAGGCGGTGGGCTTGATGGCCCGGTAGACGCCCCATGGGAGGTCGCTGTCGACGGGCTCCAGCCCGATGGCCGCGCAGGCTTCGGTCTGCTGTTCGGCGGACCATGTGGTGACGCCGATCCAGCTGTCGGCCTCGGATGGCGTCTCGGAGACGGGCCAGTCGAGGACGAGGATCCCGCCGAGCTTGGTGGCCGCCCGGAGCTTGCCGATGATGTGCAGGCAGTCCTCGTAGCTGTGGTGGATGAGGACGGCCAACGTGTAGACGGCGTCCATGCGACGCCGGCCGAGGTGTCCGGCGATGCCGTCGGCGTCAGCCTGGACGGTGGTCACGTCGGGGTCGCGTTCGCCGAGCCGGTCGAGCATGTTCTTGGAGGCGTCGACGGCGGTCACCTCGTACCCGAGGGCGGCCATGGGGACAGCGACCCGTCCGTCTCCGCACCCGAAGTCCATCACCTTCGCCCCGTCGGGGATGACCGACGCGAGCATGGCGGCCTGGCCTTTGCCGGACTCCCAGTAGGCATCCTCGGACACGTTCCGCAGCGGGTGGATCGCGGTGGGGTCGGCCTTGTCCCACGCCCGGATGACGTCATCGGCGGTCACGATGCCCCCTCGCAGTCATCGGCGGTGTGCCACGAGGTCAGGATGTCGTCGTCCAGCATGTCGTTCGGCTTGGCCGGGTGGCGGTAGTCGAGGTTCTCCTCGAAGACGAGCCCGGTCTTGCCGACCGCAACGACGCTGGCGATCCACAGCCCTTCGGTGCCGTTGCGGCATCCGTCGAAAGGCTCCCGGAGCAGGTGCTTGGGAACTTCGCTGATGAAGCCGAGGCGGCAGGGCAGCGGGGCGCCGGTTCGCCGGTCGGTGGCGGCGTAGTGCACATGGTCGCCAAGGCGGGGCTTCACGATGCCTCCTCGACGAGTTTCCGAAGCTTGGCCAGGTCGGTGTCGAGCCCACCGTTGTCCCGGTAGTCGTAGTAGGCGGCACTGTCGGCCGACACCTGCTCGGGGCTGTTGCACTCCTCGTAGCCCTGATCGACCTCCGCCTTCTCAGCGGCCGGGTGCAGGTGCTCGATCACCATGTCGTCCAGGTAGGTGATCCGCCCCATGCCTCGACCCCAGTCCAACCAGCACAGATCCAGGCACAAGTGCACCAGGGCCGGAGGGCTGAAGTAGCCGAGAGTCTGGACGATGTCCGAGGTCATGGCTACCGCGGTCGGCATCCGCTCCCCCATCAGGAGGTCGTTGCCGTACACAATGCCGGGGCCGCCGGACAAACAGATCCGGATCCGCTCATCCCACGCGGCGGTTCGCGGACGGTGGTCATCGCCCATGAACGCCAGGAACCGGTAGCGCTTCGCCGCCTTGACCGCCTGCTGGTTCAGGGTGCCGCACAGCCGCAGGCGCTTTCCGTACACGAACCGGAACCGGCTGTCGCCCTTGAGCTTCGCTGCCTCCGCCTTGTACTTGGCGAGTTCGGGGTCGTCGTTGTCGACGGCGAACAGCAGGTCCGCGGTCGCCCCCGTGTTGTCCCACGCCTGCACAAGCGCGGGCACGGCCTGGGGGCGTCCTCGGGTCGGGATGATGACGAGCAGGTCGTCGGCCATGGCGCGGGCCCTTCTACAGCTGGGTGGTTGCCGGTTCAGGCGGTGCGGGTAAGTCGCAGCCAGGACCCGGCCTTGAGGACGGTGGGGGTGGCCGAGCTGACGACCTGCGCCCACTGAAGGGCCAGAGTGCCGTCGGCACCGGCAGTGAACGTGCCGAGCGGAGCAACGACCAGGCCTGCGACGGTGATGCCGACACCGATGGATGTCCCGATGTCATAGCGGGTAAGCCGGATGCTGCCGGTGCCGTCTGATACGCCCAAGGTGATGGCCCCGGGGGTCCAGTGGCCCGTAGAACCGGGCGGGGCCGCCAGGGTCAGCAGCAGGTCGCCGGCCGGGTCGCCGGTGGCGACAAGCATGGCGTCGATCGCGTACCTGCCGCCCGCGGTAACGGTGAAGCTGAGATGGTCGTCAACTTGGAGGACGGTGGAGGCGGTGACTGCCTCGTCGGCGGGCTTGTCGACAGTCCGGGTGACGCCAGGCTGATCGCCGATCGGGGGAACTCCTGCGGGCCCTTGTGGCCCGGTGTCGCCTTTCGGGCCTTGGCTTCCGGTGTCGCCCTTCGGCCCGGTGGCCCCTGTGCTGCCCGTGGGTCCGGTGGGCCCTTGTTCGCCGGGGTCTCCCTGGGGGCCGGTTGGGCCGGCCGGCCCGGTGGGCCCCGCTGGCCCGGCGTCCCCGGTGTCACCCTTGGTTCCCGTGGGTCCAGGTTCGCCTTGGGGTCCTTCTGGGCCGGCGACGATGACGTAGTCGCCCTCGTCGGGGTCGACTGGCGTGATGGCTGCGAACTTGACTACGGGGTTGGCTTTGGGCAGCAGAACGGTGCGGGTCACGGTGGGGGCATCGAACGCGGTGAGGGTGATTTCGTAGGTGCCGTTGTGCGGGTTGATGCCGTCTGCGTCGGAGGCGACGACGGTGATGCTGTACTCGCCGGTGACCTTGTCGTAGGGCTTTTCCGCGGCGCCCTGGACGTCCAGCCCGGTTTCGGCGTGGACGAACCGACCGGCGGTGGGTACGAGGCGGATGCTGCCGCGCATGGGTGTGCCGTCGGGGTGGGTTCGTTGGCCGGTCACGGTGACGGTGGGGAGGTCGATGGGCAGCGCCACGGTGGCCTCCCCACTGGGGGTGTGGCCCCGCCGTCGGACGGGGGAGTGTTCGACGGCGGGGCCACGTCGGGACTGGGGGTCCCGGGTCTGTGTCCGCCCGGACCCTCGACCGGGCGGACAGAGTGGGCCGAGCGCAGTGGCGCGTCGAGGCCCGGCCTGCGCCCACCAGCGCAGGGGATCAGGGGTCAGGCGGCGTGGGCGTGGGGGCCACGACTGTTGGCAGCGGGGTCGGCGGGCTTGTGCTTGGCTCCGCCTTCGGCCGCCGCTTTGACGGTGGGGAGGTGGAAGTACATTCCTGCTTCGCCGTTCAGCACGGGTTCGATCTTGCGGCGGGAAACCCAGACGCGGATGGTTCCGGGTTTCACTCCGACGGCGCGGGCGGCCTCCCAGAGGTCGACGAGGTTGGCGTCACCCTGGAGGCGGGCGAAGTGGATCTCGATGCCGTCGGGGTTCGGGTAGGCAACCACGGGGCCTCCCCTCTGGGTACGCGAAAGCCCCCGCCGGTTCTCTCCACGGCGGGGGCTTCAGAAGCGTGATGTGACTCGTGTGTCACGATCAAGAATTGGACTTACAGTCCGGTTTGTCAAGCCCTTCCAGGGTTAAGCAGCTTTACGGGGCTCGCTCGGCTTCCGGTTCATCCACGCGCGTCCTCGCTCTATCAGGAAGCGCATGTGCTCGACGTAGTAGACGGGGCGACCCTTGTCGTCTTCCCCGACAGGCTCGATTGCCTTCCGGTGCGCCCAACTCGCGACCGTGTTGGGGCTCATGCCGAAGAGCTTCGCCCCCTCGGTCGCGGTGGCAGTCTCTCCGGTTACGGGAGTGGGGAGTACAAGCTTCGTCCGCGTTCGAAGGTGGCCTTTGCCGATGGAGGCGACGGTTGGCCAGGTGGGGTCTGGTACTCCGTGCTGCGCGACGAGGGTGTCGATGTGGGCCAGGAGCTTTTGTGTCTGGCGGAAGTACTCGCTTCTCTTGCCGACGCGGCACCATAAGAACTGCCTGTGTCGCAAGTATTCGTCGTCGGGGCCGCCGGGTTCGAAGGCCAGGATCTCGTCGGGGCGCAGGCTGCTGAAGCGGCTATGGGGGTCGGTGGTGGTGCCGATCTTGATGAAGTCTGCTCGCCGCATGTAGTAGACGATGGACTGCCGATCGGGCCTACTGCGACGCTGCTGCCAACCGGCTGAGGGGGTTTCCCTCTGCTGCTTCTGTTCGTGCTTCTGCTTGCCGAGTTTCACTGCGATGGCGACGGCCGATTCGTCAAGCTCGACGCCTGCGGTCTTCATGGTCTGCAATGCGTCCGCGATGCACGCGAAGGCAGGATCGTCCGTGTCGATCATCGCGAGCAGGGGCGCCACGCTGCGGCGGACTCCGGCGCGTTGGTCTTTGATTGATTGGGGCGTGAAGGCGTTACCCTGGCCCATGTCGATCTCCTCTGAAGGTCGGCCATGCCCCGGGAGGTCTAGCCACCTCGCCGGGGTCTCAACTGCCCTAATTCTACCGGCTCATGGCGATTTTCGTCGGCCTGGTGGGCGCGCGTAGAGGGCGTGTTCGAGGGCCGCTGTCCCGTCATCTGAGCTGGAGCTCTGCAGCGGAACTCGCCCGTCCATCCAGTCCCAGGCACGGTCGGCCGACACGGCCCCCGCCCCGGTGATCTCAACGCGGGCCGCAGGGTCGTCGGTGAAGGGGAGCAGGAGTGTCGACGGCGCGACCCGGAAAACTGCGGCCAGGGCCACAAGCTCGTCCGCGCTGATGTGTCGCTCGGCCTTTTCCATCCTCGTGATCCCTGATGCCGGGATGGTGCGCCCAGCTTCTTCGAGAAGGCTGGCGAGACGGCGCGTACTGAAGCCGCGCACGCTTCTGAGCCGGGCCAGGTTCGCGGCTACCGTCCGGCCAGTTGGGCCGACTACGAGCGCTCTACGACCGCGCTCGTCGCTCATGCCGCGACCCCCGCGTCTTCTCGCAGCACCGCGTCCTGCTGTTCCCGGAGTTGCTTCCACTCCCCCAGCGTCTCCCACCGCGCCCCGCAGGTGCCGCACCGTACTCGGTGGCTGCTTGCGGTGGCGGTGAGGTCGGCCCGGCAGAGGCTGCCGTCGTCGTACCGGGCGGGGCAGCGGCCGATGTTGACCCGTCCGGGCCGGTGTTCGTTGGCGGCGACCGCTGTGCATTCGGCGTGGAGGCGGCGCAGGTCGTCGATGTCCTGGCCGACCGACTCGTAGCTCGACACGGCCCACGGCAGGTTGTTGGCCAGGAACTTGAGGTGCTCGGGCACGGCCTTGCCAGCGGTCTGGGTGCGCCAGTGCGGGTAGACCCGGTCACCCTTCACCGGCCGCCCGACGTTGATGCGCCCGGCCGTGTCCCGGGTGACGGGGAACGTGGTCCGCTCGTCGACCGTCGGCAGGGTGTCCCAGCCGAGGGCTTGCCGCCAGGAGTCCTCGATGGCCTGCAACCGGGTGGCGACTCCCCCGTTCGCGGTGAGGGCAAGGACTTCGAGGCGCGGGGGTATCGGCGGGGTGCGGCTACCGGACGTTGCACCGCCGGGCCGGCGGGCGCCACGCATCAGCGTGCTGGTCTCGTTGAGCCGGCGGAACAGGGGCCCGAGTTCGGCGAGGTGCTTGGCCGCCTGGTCTTCACAGGGGCGGCACGCGTATCGGCCGGTCTCGGCAACCCAGAGCTGCCGCCCGCACCGGGGAGTCACGCACACGGGCCACTGGTAGTCGAGGTCTTCAGAGTTGTCGTGCACAGCGGCTCCTCGTGGTGGGTGCGGGAAGCAAGAGACCTGTAGGCCAATTGTGCGCTGGCGTGATGACAACCCTGGGCCAATGGCCGTGTCGGCGCGCCTCGGGCCCGCCTGATGGTTCAGGGCGGGCCCAGGGTGGGGGTACTCGGACCCGCTCGCACTAGGCTGTGCGAACACCGAGTGCCAGGGGGCGACTTGATCCAGTACCGCGCGTTTCGGACGTGGCAGGCTATGCAAAAGCGGTCGAACAACAGCATCCTGGCGCTGTCGGTGGGGGCGAATCACGCTCGGCGGGAGATGAGCCAGGCGCCGGACCCTGAGGTCAGGGCGCGCATGCTGCTCAATGCGGTGCCGCTGACGGAGCGGCTCGACGTGACAGCCGCAGAGGCGACGAAGATCTTCGAGTCTGCGGCGACCGATATGGCGTTCCTCGCCATCCCCCAGGTCATGGCGCTGCACATTGAGCTGTGCGTCGAGACGATCGTTGAGTGCCAACGGTTCCCAAGCCTCATCAGGAGGAAGGGGGCGCCCGGCAAGTGGCAGGTGCCGGATCTCCATGAGGCGTTGCGTTTCGGCAAGGCGGAAACCAGCGCAGATGAACTACTCGACTTCTGCTTGAAGCTACGAAACGCGATGATGCACGGCGCGGGCAAGGTCAACGAGAAAGTGACAAAGCGATGGGAGAGGTTGTCGCCGGCGGCGGTTGCGCGATGGCAAAGCCTGGCGGGACGCCCTTTTACGTACACGAAGGTCGGTGTGCTGCCGACGCTGGGTTGGCCCGAGATCATGGCCACGTTGGCGGTGACGAAGGAGTCGGCCCATGAGATCAACGGGCGAGTCCGGGGCGCCCTTACTCGCGCCCAGTGGGCGGAGGTCATCGCTCGTGACTACCGTGACTCCACGACGGTTGGCCGCCGACGGTTCAATGCCGCGCCGGCTGGTCATGGGGTTGCAGGTCCGGAACTGGACCGGGTGGTGCAGCGACTTCAGGGGCACGCGATGACGTACTACCCCGACCTGGCGATGACGCCTGCGGAGTTGCGGGCTGGCCGGGATGCGGTTCGTTAGGAGCGGACGCTCTACTTGAGCTACGAGACGACGCGAACGTGGACTGGCCCGGACTTGCACCGGGATCTTCCGCACAGTGGCGGTTCCGGTGACGAACCGGACCCATCCTGAAGATGACCGCCTGGCCCCGACCCTACCGGACGGGGCCTTCCACCATCACCGCGTCGGCCGTCACGTGTCCTCCAGTACGTATCCGGTGCGGCGGGGTGCCCCGTCGCGGGTGGTAGGCGTGGTGTGGAGTTGGTCGGATCGCATCCAGCGTGGGCGGATCTCGCGCCCGTCTCGGGTGATGGTGACGACCTGGACCTTCCGCATGCCGTCGAGGTCCGCGGCTCCGATCGGGGCGTTGGTGATCCGGATGCGGGTGGGCCCATCTGACGGGTGGTGGCGGTTGCTGAGGCTGCGGTAGGTCTGTCCGGGCTGGATCATCGCGGGGGCTCCTCGGTGGGGTTCTTCCGGCTGCCGTTGCAGTATCCGAACCCGGGTTCGCCGGGTCGGGTGGGGTGGCGGGCGCCGTGGGCGGGGATAGTGTCGTCGTCCCGGAGGCGGTAGGGGCGGCCACACGTCGGGCAGTGTTCCTTCCGTGCCGGGGTGGATGGCTTCATCGCGGGGGCTCCCGAGGGGGGTTGTGGGCCGCCGTGCCGTACACAGCAGCCCAGGGGTGGTCAGGGAATTCGCTTGCGTTGACGGTCTCGAACCACCGCCACTCGCGGCTCTCCCAGTACTCGACACGGGCCTGTTCGGCGCGGCTGTCCCCTCCGAGCGCGGCACGCACCAGGGCGTAGGCCTTGGCCTCGCTGGTGTGGTCGGAGGTGGCGCGGACGTCGGGCCCGGTGATGATGACGCGCCACGGCTTCCGGGGCTTCTTGGCGGCCATCGGTCTACTCCTCGTCGTCGTTGTCATAGTCCCGCTCGAACCATTCGCGGTCACGGCGGGCCACCTCGGCCAGGGTGTCCTCCCACGGCGGCAACGGGGCCGGGGCAGACGGCGCGGTCACGGGGTGCCTCCGTGTTCACGGGCGGTGTGGCGGTACAGCTCTTCCTCGGCGGACCCGTCGTCCACGTGCCACACCGTGGTGCGCCACCCGCACGTGCTGCACTTCCGGGACACTTCGGCGCTGGTCGCGGTGACGGACCGGAGGTACAGGCCCCCGCCGCCACCACCGAACGGGCTGCTCTCGGAGGTGTAGCCGTGGCAGTCGTCGGCCTCGCACGCATACGGGTCGAAGACCGGGGCGAATGGCTTCGGGTAGTCGTCCTGCGGGCAGCGGCACACGGCCTTTCGAGCTGCGCGCCGGGCTTTCATGCGGGCGAGGCGTTGGGCATTGGTGGGCTGCTCCCACTGGTGACCGCCCTTCCCGCGAAGGTACTGCCAGCCGTGCGGGTTGTCGTAGCCGCACCACCGGCACCCGTCCGGGTTCGGGGCAGCCTGGTGGCGGATGACCTTGGCCATCAGAACGTCCCGGCCTGCAGGTCGTCCGGGCCGTCGTCGGATCGGTAGAGCGGCCCGTAGTCCGACTCGACCTCGCCGACGGGCACCGGTTCGTTGCTGTGGTCGTTCCGGACCCGCATCAGCGGCTGCCCCTGGTCGTCGACGCCGCAGGCCATCCAGTAGAAGCCCTCGGCGTCGCGGTACCAGGCGGCGGCGTTGTACCTGACGCCGTTCCAGACGACGGTGGCGCGCTCGCAGTCCGGAGCGTGGTGGGACGGGTCGAAGCAACGGCAGACGGATGCCTCCAGCTTTGCGATACGGGCGCTCGCCCCACCCAGGTCGCTTTCCAGCTCGGCCACCTGGCTGGCCGCCTCGGACAGGGCCTTCCGCAGCCGGTCGACCTCGGCCAGGAGGTCGCGGGCGAACAGGTTCCCGAGCGAGTAGTTGCTCATCTCGGCGACGTGCGACCGGATCCGCTGCTCGTACTCCGGGGTCATCGGGGTGTCGGTCATCGGGGTCCTTCCGGAGACAGGGCGGGGGTAATGGGCACGGGCTTCCACTCGTCGAGCTCCCAGTTCTCCGCATCCAGGGCGGTTGCAGTGGCGGGCTCGCCGGGGCGGTACAGGAAGCCGACCGCTCGCATCTCCTGATCGAACGGATTCGGGGCGACTGCGAGGCACTGGAAGATCCAGCGGCGGCGCTGGTAGGTGCGGTTGGCCTCGAAGAAGTCGGCGGTTGCGCTCATGACGTCTCCTGCTCGGAAGTTGGTCTACGCGCACCTCGCGAAGTCGGCGGCGACCAGGTGGCGGGTGGCCTTGTACGTGGTGAGTGCGGTGTACAGGGCCGGGTCGGTGGGCTTGTAGACGTGGACGTGAATCCACCGGCCGGTGGTGCGGTGCTGGGCCCAGACCTTGACGGCGTCGGCTCCGAGGTGGGTGGCCCGGTAGGCCTTGGCGGTGTGCCGGCCGTACCAACTGGCCTGCCCGTCCTTCAGGCCGGCGCCGAGGCGGTCGAGCATGTCGCCGGTGCGGATGAGGGTGCCCGTGTCGACGGCGACGGCGATGAGGCCGGAGAGGCACCGGTAGCGGAGGGCCTTCGCCGTGTGGCGGGCGGCGCGGTGGGTGGCGGCGATGGTGCGGAGTGTCCGGCGGGTGCGGGTGGTGGCGATCACGGGTCCCCCTCGGGTGGTGCTGTGCGACTTGGCGATGACTCCATCATGTAGCCCTACATGTAGCCCTGTCAATAGGGCTATACGTAGGGCGTGTAGTTGGCCTTACTGTAGGGCTACCCGTGTGTCAAAATGAGGGCATGGCCACCGACTACCGACCCAGCCCAGACGCAGCCGACGTCTTCGCCCAGTACAAGGAGCACTACGAAGGCGAGCGAGAACTCAAGCCCGCCATGCGCGAACACGCCGCCAATGAACTCAAAGCCGGTGCCACCGTTGGCCAGCTCGCCAAAGCCACTGGACTTACCCCAGAGGTCTTCCGGCGCATGGCCCGCGACCTCGGCATCGAACGCCTCCGCCCACCCACCGTCGGCAAGCTCAAGCCCGAGGGGGACGGCTCATGAACGTCGCCGAGGTCGACGCCCTGGCCGAAGCTGCGCACGCCGGCCAGTTCGACAAGATCGGCGTCCCGTACATCGAGCACGTCCGCGCCGTCGCTGCCGGGCTCACCCCGTTCGGTGACGAGCTGGTGATGGCCGGGCTGCTGCATGACGTCATCGAGGACACCGACTGGACCGCCGAGCAGCTGCGCGGGGCCGGGGTCCCGGACCGGGTGGTGCGCGTCGTGGAAGCGGTCACCAACCAGAAGGGTGTGCCGTATGAGGTGAAGGTGCGTCGGATCGCCCTGAACCGCGACGCGACCTTGGTGAAGATCGCCGACAACGCGCACAACTCGCACCCGGACCGAGCGGCCCAACTGCCCGAAGACAAGCGGGCCCGGCTGGCCGCCAAGTACCGAAGCGCACGCGACGTGCTGTGGATGGCGGCTGGCGCTCTCGACGTCGCGACCATCATCAACATCGTCAACCCGTCGCTGCTCGACGAACTCCGGGAACGGCAGAGCGCTGGACGCCCCTCATGACCGACGCCTTGGTGGCCTTCCTCCGGGCCCGTTTCGCCGAGGAGTTGGAGAAGGCCCGCTTCGCGAGCAGCACGGTGACCCAGGATCCTGAGCGGTTCGGTGTCGCACCCGAGGACGCCGCGGCGCACGCCCGGTTCTCCGTCGCCACCGCCGAGGTGCACCTCGCACTCCTGGAGGACACCGTGATCCCAAACGTGGGAGCGGAGGGGGCGGCCGGCCGGATTGCCGAGTACCAGCTGCGACTCCTCGCCGCCCCCTACGTCGAGCACAAGGACTACCCGCACGACGAGCCCAGGAGCTCTGCATGACAGCAGACCTGGCTGCTTTCCTCCGGGCCCGACTCGGCGAGGACCATGAAGCGGCGCGGCTTACCTTCGGAGTGAATGGCATGGCTCGCATCCGGCGCGGCGAGCCTGCGCCCCGGTGGGTTCCCAGCCCTGAGGGCGATGCGGGGATCTGGGACACGGACGGCACCCCGCGCGTCAAGCACGTGTGGGCGCTGGAGCGTAACCACATCATCCGCCAGGATCCGGCCCGCACCCTGCGGGAAGTCGAAGCGGCGCAGGCCGTACTGGACCTGTACGAGGAGGCCGGGGACCGCATGGACCGGGCCATGAGCGACGGAGACACGGTCGCGTACCAGGAAGCACGGATTGAGCAGAGGACGTTGCGCAAGGTGCTGTTGCGCGAGGCCACCGTCCACGAAGCCCACCCGGACTACCTGCCGGAGTGGCGGCCTTAACCGTTCCTCCCCCGCCACCCCTGCTCCCCCGGCAGAATGCCCCTCATGGCGAGGTTCACGGTCCACGGCCGCACCCAGGACGAGTGCCAGCAGGCGCTGGATGACCTGCGCCGGCTGCTGGACGTCGAGGTGACCCTCCCGCCGACAGACCGGCTCGGTGGGGCGTGGATCGCCCGCGCAACACGAAAGGCCCCGGACCAGACGGTCCGGGGCCTTGCCGTGCGGTGAGTTTCAGGCGTCGACCATCTGCCGTCGGATGACCTCGGCGGCCTCCTCCCACTCCCCCTCGGCGAGCGATCGGGGCTGCTCACCGGTGGGCCTGACGTCGATGGCGTTGACCGGGGTGAGGAGCGGGGTGTCGCCGTCGAAGTCGCCGAGGTGCTTCCACACGGTGCCGCGCCCGTCGAAGGTAGCCCCGGCGGGGAGGAAGTGGTCGCGCAGGTCGAACTCTTCCCCGGTGCCGGGGTGAATCCACCGGTTGGCCTTGTCGGCGGCGTCGGCGCAGCGCTGGCACTGGTTGTCGTAGGTGAGGTGCTGGCCGCAGTAGTAGCCGCCGCACCCGTGTTCGTCGCCACCGGGGGTCTTCCCGCAGAGGTAGCCGAGACCCCGGTCGATCTTCTCTTCGCAGCCGGTTTCCTCGCAGATGGCCTCGACACCGTATCCGGCGTGGATGGTCTGGCCGTTGCGGTGGATCTCGTAGTGCGCGTATCCCATGGTGTGCCTCCTTGGTTGATGGTCCCGCCGGTTGCGGGGTGAGTGGTCGAGATGGGTGTCAGCCGCGTGTCGTTCAGTCGTGGCCGTTGAGCATGTGGTCTACGCAATCCGGGCAGTCCTCCCGGGGTGCGAGGTGCTTGTGCTGTTCGCGGCTGTCGTAGGCGTGCAGCCAGCACTGGGGGCACTCGCCTTTCGGCGGGTTCAAAGCGGTCTTGCTGGCCATCAGGGACTCCTAGCTGTACGTCTGGTTGCGGGTGTTGGCGATGACGCCGCGGGTGGTGCTGGTGACGGTGCGGGAGTCGTGGTGGACGGTGCCGTGGAAGTGGTTGGTGACCGGCGTCGGAGCGGCCTCAGCCACTTCCCTGGCGTTCTTCATCAGCCCCTTGAGCGCCAGCACGGGCAGCGTGAGGGCCACGGGAACGGCGACGACGCCGCCGCAGATCCAGGCGATGACCGTCTCGTTGGCGTGGCCCGAACTCCACAGGACGGCGCTGGCTGCTCCCCCAGCAGCAAGGGTGAGGATGCTGCTGGTGAGGATGGTGACGTTGCGGTCGACGGCCCGCTGGCTCATCGACGCCCGGCCGGGCTGCTCGACGGGCGGGGCTGATCCGACGACGGGGAGCGGCGTCTCGTCCCGGTGGTAGGTGGCCTGGCCGATCTCGTTGATGGCGGCCATGAGTTGGTCGGCGTTGCAGCGGATGGTGGTGTCGGGCTGCCCGGCGACGGGCTGCTCGGGCAGCTGCATGGCGGTCTCCTAGTGGTTGTCGACGGCCCAGCGGCCGTTCACGGGGCGAATGGTGAAGCCGGGGCCGTTGACCCGGTTCGACACGGGGAAGATCACGCCGATGCCCAGGTCGTCGATGGTGTTGAGTAGCTCGGCAACCTGGGCGGCGTAGTCGGCAGCCCGGGTCTCGCGGCGGCGAAGCTCGGCAGGCGTTCCGGTGAACACGAGGGCCTCCTAGGCGATGCGGAAGGTGTCGGGGCGCCGGGTTTCGTGGAGCACCCCGGTGTCGATGAGGTCGGTGACGTGGGCTGCAATCCAGGTGCGGGAGCGGCCGATTCGGGGTGCGGCTTCGGTGAGGTCGGCGGTGGTGATGCGGTCACGGCCGGCTGCGGTGCGTTCGGCGAGGAGGCCGTGGATGACGGCGGCGGCGCGTTCGGGGGTGGAGTGGGAGGGCCGATTCTCGGCGAGGTCGTCGCGGAAAAAGGCGAGAAGGCGGCCCTGCTGCCTGGCGGTGATGGGGTTGGTGGAGGCGAACGCCCAGTGGGGTGGGTAGCGAATTTCGAGGCGTGCGACGGTGGGTTCTGGGTCGTTGTCAACGGTGGTCCAGGTGCGGAGTGCGGCGGCTAGGACTTTGGCTCGACTCCCGTCCGTTTCGGGGCTTTTCACGGGTTTGTCTCCTGTGTCAGGTCGAGGTGTCATCGGAGGGGCGGTCACGCGCGCGCACGCGCATGACCTATAGAGATCGGCCCTCCGGAGGGCTTCTGACACCCGTTCTGACACCTTCGCGGTGTCAGAACGGGTGCCAGACGGTGTCACCGCAGGTCAGAGGGGGTGTCAGCGCTGACACCTTGAGGTGTCAGACCTCGACCGGCACCGGGTACAGCAGCCGGTAGACCCCCGGCTGGTCCGTTTCTGACAGGTGAATCCCGGCGTCTGACAGGTCTCCCAGGGCTCCTGACACCCAGGAACGAGCCCTTCCGATGCGCTCCCCCTTACCGAACGGACCGAAGTCCTTCGGGCCGATGAACTCCCGTTCCTCGGCTCGGAACTCGTCGAGCATGACCATCAGGGCGTCCATGCCGGCCTCGGGGCTCTTCTCCTCCACGGGGGCCGGCGCTTGGCCGAACGACCAGGTCTCGGTAGGCGGGGCGATCTCCTGGTCGGCGTCGATGTCGGGCACGAACCCGTCGTCGTCGGGGTCGTCGCCGACCATGGCGTCGATCTCGCGGTCGACCTGCTTTTCCAGCAGCGCTTTCTCGGCCTGTTCGTTCTCGTCGTTCGACATGACGATTGCCTCCTGTCGGGTGCTGTCACTGCTGGTCGGGGGCGTGTCAGCGTCGTATCGGGTGCGGTTGGCGTAGGCGTCACCGGCTGCGGCGGCGGTGACGGGGTCAATGGGGGTGCGGGGCAGGATGGATAGGGCCCCGGTGATCTGGTCGTCGTCGATGAGGTAGGTGCGCAGCGGGGTGGCGTAGCGGTCTTCGTCGACGCCGGGGGCGACGAGGTAGGCGTAGCCGGGTTTGCGGTTCTCCCATGCTTCGGGGCGGGCGCCGGCGTCGCGGACGTCGTCGGGGAGGGCCATGTCGGCGGTGGTGGAGCCCTTGACGCCGAAGCAGAGGACGCCGCCGAGTTGCTCGCGGACATCGGTCGGCATCGACGTGGCGGAGGGACGTTGGAGGCTGATGATGACGCTGATTCCGGCGGACCGGGCCTCCATGACGAGGCCTTCCATCTCGGTGCCGTTGCGGAAGAACTTGGCGGCCTCTTCGATCCACACGATCATGTACGGCATGCCGAGCTCGTCGAACGCGGCCGGGGTCCAGTTCTTGTAGCCGTGCCGGCCAAGGTGGTTGGCGCGGGCGGTAATGACCTGCGACAGGGCGTCGATCATCTCGTTGCCACCTGCCTCGGTCATCTCGACCCAGTCGAGGTGGGGCAGGAACGGAGCGAACGTCTGCTGCCCCTTGGAGGGGTCGACCGCCCAGACGATGGCATCGGGCTTGGTCAGCACTTCGGCCATGGCGACGCTGATGCCGGTGGACTTCGCTGAGCCGTTCATGCCCGCGGCCAGGAAGTGGGTGGCGTTCCTCTTGGTGTGCGAGTCGAAGGGGAACCAAAGGACGGCCACTTCGCCGTCCTCGTAGATCCCGATGGCGATCGGGTCGGTAATGCTGCCGCCCGGGTTGGACGGGCCGGGCCAGATGGTGCTGGTTTTCAGTTCGTCCTTGGGGACGACGACGAGGGTGGCGCGGGCGGCGTCGTCGGGGTCGGGGATGACGCGGATGCTGTTCGGGGAGACGCCGAGCTCGCTGGCAATGTGCTTGATGCGGTTGCCGAGGTCGTCGGAGGTGACCTGCCCGGCGGCCAGTTGCAGGGGCACGGTGACTTTGTTCGGCTCGACCTTCGGCTTGCCGCGGAGGGCGACCTTGGCTTCGCCGATGGCCTTGACGAGGATCCCGGTCTCGGCGTTGCCGCCAGCCTTCTGGGGGTCGACGTTGACGCGGAGGGCCTGGCGGATGTTCCACGACCCGGCAGCCACCGACCCGCCGATGATGAGGGTGGAGGCGAGGGCCGGGTCGAACGGCCCGACGGCGGTCCCGACGACGAGGTACGAGGTGCCGAGGCCGGTGGACAGGGTGGCGTGGATGCGCCGGCCGGGCTTGGTGCCCTCCCCCGCCCACCAGGTGGCGGCGGTCAGTACCCCTGCGGCGACGGTGAGGCCGATCGCGGCGGGCACGGAGTCGCCCCAGTAGTGGTGGGCGGCGAAGGTGGCGGGGACCTCGGCGGCGACTGTCAGCCAGGGCCTCATGCGGGGGTGCTTGATGGCCTTCCACAGGTCGGCCTTCTGGCTGTCAGCCACGGGGTGTTCTCCTGGTTCGAGGTTGGTCGGGGATGTTGGTTAGCGCCAGCCGAACTTGGTGGGGCGCGGCTGCTGGGTGCGGCCCTTGCCGACCTTCCGCAGGTCGGACTCGTACTCACGCTCGAACGTGCCGTAGATCATGGCGGAGTACTTCTGGATGTTCTTCTCGGCGGCGGCAACCTTCTTCAGCCACCGGGACACCCGGCGGGCGCGGGCGCGGGCTCCGTGGAGGCTGCCTCCTCCGTCGGGGATGGTGCGGAGGACCGCTTCGAGGTGGTCGGCGTCCATGGCCCGCTCGGTGGCACGGTTCCGGGACTCCTTGCGGAGGTACTCGCAGAAGGCCCGGATGTCTTCGTTCGACATGAAGTCGGAACCGGGGATCTTTCCGCCGGTGCCGGGGCCGGCGCCCCCGCCGGGGGCTGTGCTACCGCCGGCCTTTCCGTTCACGACGGTCTTGTTCACGGCGAGTCCGATGGACGGGTTGAAGCCGCCGCCGGTGCGGGTCTTCGAGTTGTCCACGCTGGTCGGCCGGGTGCCGTTGGTGGGTGCGGTACGAGGGCGGTGCGAGGTGGAGGGCTGGGGCCCTGCCCAGGTCCAGCCCTGGTCGGCGGGACTGCTCATCTCAGTTCTCCTCGGGGTTGATTCGGGTGGTTGCAGAGCAGCGAGCGGTGCTCACTTCTGCTCCTCCGTGGAGGCGTTCTTAGCGGCGATAGCGGCCTGCTTGCGCGCGGCCGAAACGAAGGCGGGAGAGTCCCCCGCCCGGCGGGTTCCACGGACCCTCGGACCGGTCTTGCTGCCCCTGCCAGCACCAGGGGGCAGATGTGGAACACGCTGCGCGTTCGTGGTCTTGCTGAGGGTGCTGACGGGCTTGTTGAGGCGGGCCGCTTCCACCTTCGCCGCAGCCGTGTTCCGCATGCGGAGAATCTCGTCGGACTCCCCCGGCATGGCGCCGTCGACGTCGAGCTTGGCCTGCTTCCAAATGGCGGGAGTGATGGCCGTCTCACCGAGGTCCGCGGCGAGCTTCAGGGCGTGCGCGTGGACCCGGGGGAACATCTGCTTGCGGTCGGCGTCCAGCTTGTTGGCGGCATCGCGTGCAGCGTTCTCCAGGTGGGCCTGCCGCTCGGCTTCGAACAGCTCCGCCGCGACCTTCTCTTCGGCCGCTCGCTTCGCCGCCTTCTTCGCCGCACGCCGCTCCCGCCGGGTGAGCACCCCGTCCCGCCGCCGGATCCGCCCGTGCTCGTGGAGGTCCCACACCCCCGGGCCGGCGAGCGACGCGAACGCCGTACCGAAAGCGGTCGCCGGGTCGAACGCATCCAACCCGTGCTTCAAGTTGATCCCGGCGGCAATGAACGCGAACACCCAGGCGACAGTGCGGTAGTGCCAGTGCGGCCGGTTCGCAGCAACAGCTGCCGCGGCACCCTTGGTCACGACAAGCGCGGCACCTTCGAGCATCAGCGGGGCGATGACGAGCCAAGGCGCATCACGGTCCCAGAACGCGGCAATCTGCACGGGAAGGGCGACGATCGCGCAGACGGCGTAGAACGCGATGGCGTACTTCCGCCACGTCTTACTGGCCTTGGCGACGTCAGCTTCGGCGGCTGCCGCGGTCTGCTGCTGCTCCTGGTGGGCGCGCTCGTCGGCCTGCTGGCCCCGCTCGGCTGCTGCCCGCTTCCGCTCGGACTCGGCGATGCGGGCGTCCCGGGCCTTCTGCTCCTCGACGGCTCGGGCTTCGGCCTTGTCGTTGGCGAGCTTCAGCTTCCGGGCTTCCTCGGCCGCCTTCATCTCGGCAGCCTTGGCCTCACCCTCGGCCTTGAGGCGCAGGGCTTCGGCCTCAGCCTCTGCTCGGGCGCGCTGTTCTTCGGCGTCGGCGTAGGCCTTGGTGCGGATCGCGTCCGCTTCGGCCTGGGCGACGAGGTCGACGGCGGGGGTGGCCGGCTCGGGCTGTGCTTCGGGGGCGGTGGTGGCGACCGGCTCCTCGGCGGGCGCCGCGAGGAGCGTCTGCCACTCCGTGATCACGGGGATGCGGCGGCGGTGGCCGTTCACCTGGGGCGGGCTGGTCGTCACGGCGAGTGGGTCCTTTCTCGTGGGGTGTTGGTCAGTTGCAGTTCGGGCAGTCGGGCTTGCCGCAGACCTCGATCTGGCCGAGCCCCAGGGCGGACGTGACCCGGTTGGCGACCTTTCCGCCCCGCTCCCCCGCGACCTTCTGGCCGACGGCGTGGATGGCGCGGGTGGCGGTCTCGGCGGTGCTGACGCCGCTGTTCTCGCGTCGGGGCATAGAGCTCTCCTTCATCGGTTGACAACGGGTCGGTGCATGTCGCGGTGCTGGAGGGTGACGGTGTACCCGTTGGCGACGAGCCGGTCGGCGAGGGCCTGGGCGAAGACAGGGGCCCTGTGCCGGCCTCCCGCGCACCCGTCCGCGACAGTCACGGGGCCGGAGCTGGGGCCTGTAGCGAACGCGTTGACCGCGTCCGCCACAGCCACGACGAGGCTGGTGATGCCCGGAGTGCCCAGCACCGCCTGCCGCACCGGGTCATCGGCGGCCGTCATGTACCGGAGCTCCGAGGACACGTGCGGGTCACGGAAGTGGTGGCGCAGGTCAAGGGTGATGTGCGCGGGCGGCGGCTCACCGTGCAGGTAGCCGAACGAGACGATCTTGACGTCAGTCATGCGGAGCCGCCGGTGAGAGCCGCAGCAGCCTTGGCGACCTCGGCGTAGACGGCGGCAAGCCCGCCATAGACGGCAATGCGGGCATGGTTGAACTCGTCGGTGCCGCGGTCGCTGGTGGCGTACCGGTCGGCCCGGTCGGCGTACTTCACGGCCTTCGCCAGGGCGTGGGCGCCGATCTCCTGCGGGGTCATGGCGGTCTCGGTCTGCGTGGTCATGACGGGGTCTCCTTGGGTCAGGTGGCGAGTGCGAGTGCGGCAATGCAGATGGCGGTGATGTGGCCGGCCTGGTCGACGTGGGCTGCCCCGCCGTTCTGCGCCCACCCGGTCTGCCGGGCGAACCGCATCCACCGGGCGACAGGCCACCGGCGGTCGATGAAGGCGTGAGAGCCGGTGATCCACAGCAGGGCTGCGGCGGCGGGGAGGAAGTCCAGGTCCAAGCCGAGGGCGATCCGCCCGGCGGCCAGGGCCAGCCCGGAAACCGCCAGATGCACCCCGGCGTGGGCCAGGTTTGCCCGCCACCCCGCCGCCCCGCAGTCGGCCTTGTGCTTGGCCTGGCGATCCGTCTGTCCCGGGTAGTCCGCGAGCAGATGGGCGACGTACAGCAGGATGAACAGGGTGGCGAACACGGGGTGCCCCTACTGCCCGGTGATCAGGTTGAGTGCGGCGGTGACGGTGCCGGGGAGGGTGGTGCAGACAGGCACGTTGTGGCGGCGGGCCACGTAGGCCAGGTAGCGGTTCCGCTCCGGGTTGGGGCAGTCGTCGGGAATCCCGAGGACCGCCCGGCCGCTGGTGGCGTCCAACCCGAACTCGACGTTGGTCGTCATGCCGGGCATCGTCTTCAGGTCCCGGGGGATCCAGAAGAGGATCGCGGTGGCAGCGGCGCGGGCGTCGGTCTCCCAGTCGACCTGCGTCTCGTACCGGTCGGCCCGCACCCCGTTGCGGGACTCGGGGCTCAGTACAGTCAAGGTCTGCGGGCCGGCCCACTGCTCGGTCAGGATCTTGAGGGCGGTGGGCCGCCACGACGGAACCGGGTTGCTCTTGTCCGGAGTCGGCCCCGCCAAGAACACCGACGGGCCGACGGGAAGGGGCTCGCGGGCCATGACCAGCTTGACGATGCTCATGCCCCTGCCCCCTTCGCAGCGGCGCGGGCCTCGTGCTGCGGGGTCCACGGCAAGGGCAGGTCGTCGCCGTCCCGCCGGGGGACGATGTGAACGTGCAGGTGGAACACGGACTGCGTCGCCTCGACGCCCTTGCTGGTGATGAGGTTCGCGGCCGGCAGCTCGGCCATCAGCTCGGCTGCCCGCCCCATCACCGCCCTGGTGACCTCAATGTCGACACCGGCGTCCTCAACATGGACACGCGGCAGAACGAGCACATGGCCTCCGTTTACCCCGCCGCGAGGGCGGATCGCGAGCGCATCGGGCCACTCGCGGACAATCGTGGCCGGGGCGTCGCCGGCGGCAATGGCGCAGAAGACACAGGACATGCGGGGCTCCTAGAGCAGGTGATGGGGCGGGCTGCCAGGTCAGGCGTGGTTGGGCTTCCAGGTTCCGTTGTCCAGCTGGTTCAGCTCGTCGAGGTTCTCGTCGGCGGCCCGCCGCATGGACTCGGCGAGGCCGTGCTGGCCGTTCGCGGCGGCGTCACGCTGCGCCTGCCGGCTGTTCTGGATGTCGGCGGTGATGTCGGCGCGGGTCTGCTCGGCGGACTGGCTCTTGAAGAAGTGACGGGCGCTGGCCATGGGGTTCTCCTTGGGTTGGTGTCGGGTCCGGGTGACTCCCGGGCCACTCCGCCGCCACCAACCCGGGGTTGGGGACGACAGGGCAGGCCGGAGGGTCAGGCCGCAGCCAAGGTGGACAGGCCGTCCAGCTCATCGAGCTCGTCCAGCAGGCGGGGCCCGAACGGCTGCCCGGCGTCGTGCTCAGCCGCCAGACCACGCAGCCAGTGCCGGGTGCTGTGGTCACCACGGGCCGCGACGTACCGGGTGACGATCTCCCCCGGCGACAGGCCCTCCGCCTCCTCCCACGTCACCTGGACGTCGGAGGTGAGGAGCGCGGCCCGCAGGTTGTGGATCTCGGCGGACACGGTGGCGAGGTCGCCGGAGAACAGGTCGGTGACGGTCGAGACGTAAGGAGACATGGGGGTGCCTATCTGTGAGGTGATGGGGTGAAGAAGAGGTGAGGTGGAGAGCCGCGCCCGGCCGGCCGAGGGATGTCGCCGACGGGGCGCGGCGGACTGTGGGGTGCTACCGGCGGCGGGCTTCCTGCCGGGCCATCGCGGCCCGAACATCAGCACCAGCCTGATAATCGCGGCGGCAAGCATCCGGGGTAGCGGGCTCCGCGACGATCGTGTTCTCGCGCGGCTGCTCGGCCGTAGCCATCAGAGACGCCGCTGGGCGATCAGCCGGCGACGGGCCGGGGTGTCGGCGGGGAGGGTGACCGACTCCTGGGAGACCACGGCCGGGCGGCGGCGGTACGACGCTTTCTCGTGGGCCTCCCGGTCCGCCTCCGACATCGGGGCAGCCGGCGGAGTGATCGGCGGGGTCATGCCGCCACCTCGCTCGGGGAGGTCGGGTTGCTCAGGCGGTCCGTCACGGCCGACTCGGGGATCCGAATCGAACCGCCGCCGCCCTCGATGGCGACTCCGGGCTCTATCGGCTTCCCGTACCTGACGGCGGGAAGGTGGCCGTCGGCAATCCACCGGTAGACGGTCGCGGGATGAACTCTCAGGCGGTCGGCGACCTCCTTCACACGCAGCATCAGGTGCTCCCATCGTTGGCTTGATGCGATGTCGCAACCATACAGCTTTATAGCTTAAGGCGGCAAGGTTGCGGGTCCGTGCGTGTCCAATGCGGCACCCGCCGCTCTATGCATCAAGGCTTTAAGGTGGAGGTCAGAGGCTTGCCAGCAAGGAAGGGACCAATGAAAAAAAACTGGAGCAGCACCTCACTGCCCTACGTGCTGCCCAAGTCAGCCGGCCAGGCAGACACGTGGTCGGACGACACCTCAGGGCAGCAGACATCGCAGCACCTAATAGAGGTTGCCGAGGTCGCCCCACCAGCGCGGATCGCTAGCGCCCTCAGCCTTCAGCAGGGCGAGCGAGCCGTGGTCCGGAGGCGCCTCATGAAGCGAGGCAACCGCCCGGTCGAACTCACGGACTCGTATTACCCGCTCGCCATCGCCGCCGGAACGGCCCTTGCCGACAAGCGGAAGATCAAAGGCGGGGCGCCAACGCTGCTCGCGGAACTCGGGTACCGACCTCGACACGTAGTCGAAGAGGTTGAGAGCAGGGAGCCGAGCGCCAGCGAAATCTCATCCTTGCAACTGGAGCCTGGCGAGCCCGTCCTCATCCTGTGCCGTCTCACAACATCCCAGGACGGCAACCCCATGGAGGCGAGCCTCATGACCATGCGACGAGGAGCCATCCTCCGGTACGAAATCGAGGTGGCCTGACATGGCCGAACGCAAGGACACGAGGCCGGTCGGCGAGCGAGTCGCCGCGAACATCCGAGCCCTTGTCATGTCTGGCGAATGGGAGCCAGGCTTCAAGATCCCCAGCACCGACGAGCTGAGGACTGAACACAAGACCTCCAACGTAACCATCCAGCGAGCCCTGGGGCTCCTCAAGACGGAAGGCCTGCTGGAGGGCAAACCCGGCAAGGGCGTCTTCGTGCGGGAAGTCGCTCCTCAGGCCATCGCCCCAGCCTCGTTCATGGCGCCTTCGGAGTCGGGCCAGCCATATCGCTGGATCTCGGAGGCGGCGAAGCACGGACGGCGGGCCAGTAACCGAATCCTCGATGTGACGGAGACTGTTCCACCAAGGCGAGTGCGCGAAATCCTCGGACTACCTGCGGGGGGCTTGGCCGTGCTGCGATCCCGCGTCGGTCTCCTTGACGACGAGCCTGCGGAACTGGTCGATTCCTACTACCCCATCGAGCTGGCCCGCGGCACGCGCCTGGCAGACCGGCGCAAAATCCCCGGCGGCTCCCCCACCCTTCTCGCGGAGATGGGGTATCCACCGAGGGAGCAGGAAGACGAGGTGGCCGCCCGGCCGGCAACCAGCCGAGAGTTCATCCACTTGGAGCTCCCTGCCGACATCGCCGTCATCGAGGTGTTCCGCGTGGTCTACAGCGACGACCGAAGGCCGATCGAGGTCACAACCCTCGCGAAGCCGTCGCACCTCTTCAAGATGGGCTACCACCTGCCCGTCCAGTGAGTCCCACCAAGCCCTCCGGCGCGGATTCCGGAGGGCTTTGGCGTGCGCCGACACAGCGACACCTTGATACAGATGCGAATAAGGTCTACCGTCAGTGCAAGACCCCTCTACGGAGCGATGCCGGGCATCCGTATGTCGAGAGGACAACATGACGGACGAGACCACCAGCGAGCGCACCGCGCTCTACCGCCTGTTCGACGCCGACCAGCAGTTGCTCTACGTCGGGATCACGAAAGACCCAAAGAAGCGTTGGCGCACTCACGCGCAGTGGGCACGCTCCAGTTGGTGGCCTTCCGTCACCCGGAAGGTCGTCGAGTGGTTCCCGGACCGCGAGGCGGCAGACCTTGCGGAAACCGCAGCCATCAACTCGGAGAAGCCCCTGCATAACCTGGCCAAACGCGAGAGGCCGGGCGGGCCAGCCCCCTACTTCTGCCCGGAGATCGACTGGGGGTGGCAGGAGAAGCGGAGCATCACCGAACAGGTAGCCGACATCCTGCGGCGAGAGATCCAGGAAGGGCGTTACGCCGTCGGTGACCCGATGCCTACGCGCCTTGATCTGAAGGAGCGTTTTGGCATGGCGCCCGCCACTGCGCAGAAGTCCCTCAGCATCCTCGCCAAGGAAGGGCTGACCCACCAGCCCGGCCCGAAGCGGCGCTTCATCTGCGGCCCTCCGTCCTCCTGAAGGCCCTGACAGCAGCCAGCGGCGACCGCCATTGGATCGGCTGCGGGCATGAAAAAGCCGGGCGCTGTAACGCCCGGCCTGTTTCACCAGCGGTACCACCCGCTGGTCAGTGAGTTCCACTCTCATCAAGGAGTCCTCGATGGACATCGTACAGACTTCCCCTGCCCTCGTCTCCCCGGTCTTGTCGGCCCCGGTTCCTCCGCAGCCGCCGGCCCCGGCCGCCCCGACCGCGCATCCGACGTCGTGCCCGTCGTGGTGCAAGGACCGGAACTATCCGGCGGGTCACAACTCGTCGCCGCGTGACACCGCCCACCGGTCGCGTGCTCTGGAGCTGAAGCTGTCGGGTGAGACGGCGACGGTGACGTTGGTCCGTGCGGAGTTGTTCCGCCTGGACGAGCTGGACGACGTCGGCGAGACGGTGTTGTACGTGCAGGGGGAGGACGAGCAGGGCTCGTCGGGTCCTGAGGTGGAGATGTTCGTGGCGAACCTGATCGCGTTCACGGAGAACGTGCGGATCCTGCGCGGACAGATGGGCTGATCAGCCCCTGCGGTTTCTCACGGCCGGGCAGCTGGTGCTGCCCGGCCGTTTCCAGATCGGCGGGCGGGTCCCGCGTTCCCTCAGGAGTGCTGTGTTTGTGCTGCTCGGCGTTGGTCGTTGCGGTGGAGGTTGTGGATGAGTAGCGAGTTGCGCCGTCAGTTGCGTGAGGCGTTGGGGCCGGAGATCAAGGGGTTGCAGCGGGCTGTGGCGTTGGAGATCGCCGACGACGCCCGGTACGACGACGGGTGGCGGTTCGATGCGGCCCGGGGCCGGCGCAGCAAGGTGCGCTTGGCGGACCTGGTGCGGTGGACGGGGGCGAAGAACGAGCGGGTGGTCCGGGATGCGCTGCGGAGCTTGTCGCTGGCCGGCTGGGAGTTCCGGCTGCCGATCGGTGTGGGTACGGATGGGCGCCCGATGTATGCGATTCCTGGGGTGGCGATGCAGTACCGGGTGCCGGACTTCAGGGCGCCGGTCGCCGTCACCCCGGAAGGGACAGCCACCACTGGCCCTTCGGTTGAGCAAGGGACAGTCACGGCTGGCCCTATGGATCCGGAAGGGCCAGTGGTGGCTGCACAAGGGCCAGTCACCACTGCGCAAGAGCCAGCCGTGACTGCAGAAGGGCCAGTGGTGACTGGCCCCCCTTCTCCTGTTCTTCTCCTTGCTTCTCCTCAAGACTCTCCCTCCTCCTCCGGGCCGTTGCCGTCTGCGGGTGATGAGCCGGCCGCCGAGGGAGGAGGCGGTGGCGATTTCCTTCATCAAAACGAGGACCGAGGTGCCGCCACCGGTACGCCGGAACTCCACCCGCAGGCCGAGCCGTTGGTCGCCGCCCTGGACTTCCGTGGCCGCCCGCCGGGGTCGAAGCAACGTCGGCGGTTGGTCGCTTCGGTCGCTGCCGCTTTGGACGCCGGCTGGGTGGAGCAGGACTTGAAGACGTACCTCGACCTCGGGGGCGCGGCGGTGAACTCGGCTGCGGCCGTGTACGCGCACCGGCTGGCCGCGGATGAGCTCCCGGACCCGGCAACCTTCCGGGAGGCTGCGAGACGACCCCTGGAGGGCACGGACGCGGTTGTAGACGGGTGGATGACCCTGTCCCGGCAGCTGGGTGACGAGCGGGAGCATGCCCCGGCCGGGAACCGGGCGTCAGGGCGCCGCGGGTACAGCGGGCCAGCACGCCCCAACACTGTCTGGGATCGCATCGCAGCGGACGCCGCGAACGGCGTGTCACCCCCGGGCGCCGAGAAGTACAAGCACTGCGGCACCTGCGACCCGGTCACCCGGATGCGTAAAGGGGATGACTGGACCGGGCAGGGGAAGCACAGCCCATGCGGCCGTTGCCACCCGTCAATGCAGTTCAGCTAGCAAAACAGTCAGAACTCGGGACGCGGGCACCTATTCCGGGACAACATCAGATCCACACTCGCCCTTCGAGAGGACAGCATGACCATCAAACCCATAGAAACCCGGTATGCCAGCCACCGGTTCCGTTCCCGCCTCGAAGCCCGCTGGGCCGTCTTCTTCGACACTCTCGGCCTCCGTTGGGAGTACGAACCACAGGGGTACCTCGTCGGCCCGGAACGTAAGCCCTACCTTCCCGACTTCTGGCTCCCCAAGGAGCGGCTGTGGGTCGAGGTCAAGGGGTCCGAGGAGCACTTGGACGTCGAACTGCTCGTCCACGCGGCCTCACTCGACACCGGCCTGCCTCGGACCACCGAGCCGCACGTCGTCAGCGAGCACGAAGCCCGCCTGCTGGTCCTCGGGCCGCATGGGCGCGGCGTCCACGGGCTCATCGACAAGGCCAGCAAGGAGCACGTGGGGTACGTGCTGCCCATCCACACGGCCCTGACCATCCGCAAGGGCGACGTGTTCCAGAGCCACGCCTGGTTCTCGCAGAACGGCGTGACGGTCGACCCCACCGAGGATCGAATCGCCGACGACTCCGTGGATATCGACTGGGAGGGGCGCGGTCACCGCTGGGGCAACCTCGTTGGCGGCGGCGGCATGATCTCCGAAGACAAGTACGACGAGACAGTCGTCAACGCGTACCAGAGCGCCATTTCAGCCCGCTTCGAGCACGGTCAGAGCGGAGCCTGACCTGCACGCCAGGCCGCCCCCGCAGGATTCGGGGGCGGCCTTCTTCAGCTAACCACGGGGCCCAAGTGCCGACGAGGCAGTAACGCCCCGTGTTGCCCTGGCGCGGAGGCGACGACGACGGACTGCGGCGGGGCGGGTCAGCGGCGAGGTGTGCCGAGATGCAGGGTCTGCGGTCTGGGGTGAGCCTGGAAGGAGACCCCCTGCTTCCACCGCTTGGAGAGCCATGATCGTCAAAATGCTGCATGACAAGGGCCTCAAGGCCGAGCACGCGTACACGGCCGGCTTCGTGTCGATCGGGTTGTCGATCGCGTCGTGGTGCGGGTCGATGAAGCTTGAGCCGGCGGGCACTGCGCGCGCTGACCGGTGGGGGATCTTCGTCGGGGAGTGGGCGCCGACGTTCTTCGGCCTTGGTCTGGCGTTGGCGCACTACGAGCATGATGAGGACACGCTGCACTCGGTGACGCACTGACGGCGCCGTTGGCCGCTGACGAGACCCCCGCCCAGTCGGGCAGGGGCCTCGTTGCGCTCGGGCGGTGATGCCGTTTCGAGGCGCCCTTACCCTTCGGCGTCGCGCCATGCGGTGGGGAATCCGGGGGTGTGGGCGTAGAGGGTGGCGATAGGCGTGAGGATGCCGCCGAGGATGCCTTCCCGGTACTTCGCGATGATGGGGTCGTCTTCGGGGTGGCCCATGTCGAGGAGTTGGGTGCAGGTGGTGATGGCTGCGCGGTGGGCTGCGGCTTGTGGGGTGGTGTCGTCGGCGAGGACGGTGTCTAGGTGCTGGGCCAGTTCGGCGTAGGGGGTCATGGGGGCTCCTGGTGGATGTTGGCTGGTGGGGAGCGTTGCAGGCTGGTCGTCGCAAGCTGGGTAATCGTGGCCCCCGTCACCCTTCCGGGTGAATCTTAGGAACCCCCTTGCTTTTAATCTTAGGGGGGTGCTAACTTTGAGTTGTCGCCGGGGGAAGCCCCGAACAACCCGAGGAGATCAGCATGCTGCGAGTCGTCCGCTCCACCGTTCAGGGCCTCAACATCGACGCCGACCTTGAAGACGACTACGCAGCCGCCGCCGAGGCTGGAGAGCTCCTCCACGAGACGTACACCAGCGACAAGAACCTCACCATCGAGGTCCGCGCCTACACCGACCCCGCCGGCCAGAACCGGTTCGCCGTCCTCTACAGCCACGGCGCCGACATCGACTGGCAGGACACCCCCGACTACGTCGAAGCCCGCAACTCCTACGAGGAGAGCGTCCGCGAGACCGAGAAGGGCGTGCCGGTCGACGTAGACGACGACGGCAACGAGGTGCCGCTCTTCGAGACCACCGACGTGCGCGGCGTCGCCAACTACGAGGAAGGCTCCGAGGAGTCGGGGGAGGCCGAGGCGTACCTGCTGCTCGCCGAGTGGGCCACCGCCGAGGCCGAGAAGGCGCAGGAGATCGCCGCCGAGAAGACGCAGGCCCGGCAGGCCGCCTACGCCCTCGCCATCAACACCTTCGGCCGGGGCGGCAACGCGGTCCTGGCCCGCCGCGTTGGGAAGAGCGAGCCGACCGTGAAGGACATCGCGGACCGTGGCCGGCTGATCCTGGAGGCTCAGCGCCGGGAGCAGTTCTCCGTCGACCTGTTCGAGGACAACGCTGGCGGCCTGTACCTGCGCAAGGCCGGTGACACCACTGGCTGGTTCCTGGGTGCCGGGGCCGAGCACACCTGCGGGCCGTTCACGGACGACGCGAAGGCGTGGCGCGACGGCGACTGGGAGCCCAACGAGAACGACGGGCAGACCCCCAATTACGACATGAACACCACCGACCTGACCCACATCGCTTCGTGGTCCGCCAAGGACTGGCTGAAGGTCATCGACGGCCCGTCCGCGGTGCCGGCTGCTGGAGCAGCCGGCAGCATCTACCTCGGCATCAAGGACTAAGCGATCCCGAACACGCGACCGCGGCCCCTACCCGTCTGGGTGGGGGCCGCGGCATGTCCGGGGTCAGCGCTGGTGGCAGTCGCATTCGCAGCCGGCCCCGCACCATTTGCACTCGGCTGGCTTCTTCGCCCCCGCCTTCCCGGTCTTCCCCTGGCAGTACCCGTGCTCCCCGTGCAGGCAGCTGGTCGACAGGTAGTGGTGGGCGCCGTGCCGGTGGGCGTACCGGGTGAGGGCGGTCGCGAGACGACCAGCAAGGCGGGGGATCACGTGGCTGCCCCGGCCTTATGTGCGGCCTGCTCTCTCATCTGGCTTCTCCTTCGGTGTCGATCCCGGGAATGCTCCGGTCGCTCTCCGCGTAGACGCGGTCGAGGCTGTCCTGGTGCGCCTCGGTCGCTTCCTTCACCTGCGACCACAAGGTGTGGAGCGTGGTGCCGGGCTCGGGCGCCCACCCGTCGAGGACTTCGCGGACCTCCTGGACTCGGGTGCCTTGCAGATCGCCGATGCGGGCATTGAGGTGGTGCTGCTTGAGCTCGGCTGCTTGCCGTTCGAGGAGCGCCCGGAGGGCATCAACCTCGGGGTCGTCCCAGACGATCGCCGTGGCCCCGCCGTGTCCGTGTACGGCTTCGGCGTCGGCTACGCCGCCGTCCCAGAAGACGATGCTGGCTCGTTCACCGGCCCATCGGACAGAGGCGGTGCCGTCTGGCCAGAGGACACCGTCGGCTACACGGCCCGTGCCGGATGCACCGGTGACATCGATCGCGCGTTGGAGGTGAAAGCGGCGTGGCAAGTTCTCGGTCATCGGTTCCTCTTCCGTGCTGCTCGCCGCGCGGCCCGGTTGGCGCGTGGCTGGGGTTGGTGGTCGGGGACGTACTGTTCGCCGGTGCTGCGGAGCGCGGTTTCCCACCCGGCCCCGGGGCGGCCGGCATGCTCACCCCGGGGGTTCGACGGCCCTGTCATGGGCGTTGCTGCTTGACGTTGCCGGCGGGGTCGAGGTGCCCGTCGGCTTGGGCGAGGAGCCGCATGGCCCGGCCGAGGACGGTGGCCGGCTGCTGGCCGCGGTACAGGCGGAGGAGTCGGGATGTGGCCGGGTCGAGGCGGACAGTCAGTGGGCGGATCATGCGATCTCCTTCGTCACGGCAGGCTGGCAGACGCAGGCGCAGTGGAGGCTGGGGCTGCCGGTGGGGCAGGGCTGGCAGGGCCCGGGGTCGGGCCGCCCGCACCCGCACAGGTCGGCCGGCGGGTTGAGTGCAGCCCGGACGAGGTGGGCGCAGCACGAGCCGACCGGGCCCGCGTCCACGACCTGACGGACACGGGCAACGATCGCCTGGAGGCGCTGAAGTTCGGTGTCGGGTGCGGTGTCAATCATGGTTCTCCTCAGGCTGCTGATCGCGGGTGGCCTCGGTGGGAAACTGGGCGAATGAGTACGTCTGAGATCGCGGTGTGGTTGAAGCGGATCGCCCGCGAGGAGGTGCGGATGGAAGAGGACGGGCCGGTCGCTTCTGGCGCTCGGGAGGAACGGGCTCGGCGGCTCCGTATTGCCCGCGAGGTTCTGGTTGGGCATCTTCTTGATGACCTGCGCGGGTGCCGGGTGCGGTAGCGGGGTCAGGCGGTGGTTGCGCGTTGGTCGCGGTCACGTGCGGTCCGGCATCGGGGGTACGGGCAGCCGGCCACCGGGGGCAGGTGGTGTTGCTCGCACATGGCCCGCTGGTCGGTGCACTGCCCGGCGGTCAGACGGGCCACGTCGGCGGCGAGCCGGTCGCGCTCGTCCTCGGTGTCCTCCATGCGGCGGACGAGGTCGCGGAGTTCGGTGGTGAACCGGTCGGCTTCTTCGTGCAGGAGCCGACCGCGGCGTGCTCGGTCGATGAGGTGGTTGAGCCGGGCTTCGACGACGTCGGTCGGCAGACGTTCGGGCTGGGTGGTCACCGGGCCCCCTCGGTGGTGTCGTCGGCCATGGCGCGGAGGTCGGCGGCCACGAGGCGGCGTCCGGTGGCGATGTTGCGGCGTCGTCTGATGGCGTCGCACGAGGCTTGGGAGTCCTGCAGGGCGGCGGCCCGGTGCAGTACCTCGGATCGGTAGGCGGCGATCAGCTCTTCCGGGGTGCGCCCGGTGTTCGCGGCGTCGTTGAAGCTGATGGCGGCGAGCAGTTCGTCGCGGGCCTTGTTCTTGGCCATGGCGGGTGGTCCTTCCGGGGTGTGGTGTGGCCGCCTGTGGTGGGGCGGCCACACAGCAGACGGGCGGTCAGGCGGCGGAGGCGTCCGGCGCTGCGGGCGGGAACGCGGCGTCGAGGGCGGCACGGATCTCGGCGGCGTCGCGCTCGTCCAACTCGACGCGCAGCAGGTTCCGGCTGGAGCCGTTGTACTTCGGCCCGGCGAGGCGGTAGCCCATGCCGCTGTCGTTCTTGTCGAGGGTGACGATGTTGAGCTGGAGGTTCTTGGTCCAGCCGTCTCGGTCAACGTCGATGACGGCGCGGCGGGCGGTGGTGTCGGTCATGTGGGTCTCCGTGGGTGGGCCGGGATCACCCGGCAGCAGGGGCGGGGGTGGTGGTGCGGCGAGTGGGGCTACGGAGCGGGCAGTTCGTCCTGCCGCCCCTTGCGTGCGCCCTGGATGGCGGCACAGCGGCGGCATGGCTCGTCGAAGTGGATCGGCCCGCTGCCCAGGGCCCACGCCTTCTGCGCCTTGACGTGGGCAGCGAGGGTGCCGTGGGTGGCCATGTCGTCGATCGCTTCGTCTGTCAGCTCCGGCTCGTCCAGGGGGACGTGGCAGCCGCAGGGGCATCCGGGTTCGCCGCCGATGCCGAGAGCTGCGGTGTGCGCCCAGCAGGCGTGGTGCTTGTGCTGGCGGCAGGCGGGGCAGATGGTGGTCTTCTCGCCGAAGGGGACGACGATCTTGCCGGGGCGGAGTTCGTTGTCCTGCGGTCGGTAGCCGCGACTGCGGCCAGCTCCTCGGGTCACCGGGTCTCCTCGGGCGCGGCAGGGACAGCGGGGGTGGCCGGTTCGACGGTGTACGTGGTCTCCTCGCGGACGATGCGGCGCTGCACCGGAGACCCGTCCGTCCACATCGGGGTGTTTTTCTCGTAGGCCGCCCGAGCGTCGACGGCCACTTCCGGGGCGTGGAACCGGGGCCCGCCCACCCACATACTGTGGCGCGGGTCGTAGATCTCAACGGCCCACTGCGTCTTAGTGGGCTGCGCCTGCTCGGTCTGGTGTGCCCCGGCGGCAGCCTCACCGGCCAGCACGGCCAGGACCGCGTCGGCGTGCTCCCCGTACTCGTCGGGCTCCATCAACTCGTCGGGGAGCCAGGTGAACCCGGACGCCTCGCAGATTGCCCGGCGGATGCGGTCCCGGGTGGCGGACCGGTCGGCAGGCGCGGGCGGGACAGCACCCTCGGGCCCGGCGAGCGCGTCCCGGAGCGCGGCCGTGCGCTCCGGGTCCAGCTCCACCCAGTACGGCTCCCGGCCGGGCCCGGACAACAGGACGGTGGTGGTGTCGTCGTCGCCGTACATGACGTCGTCGAGACCCCACCGCAGCTGGATCGGCTCCCGCTCCTCAGCGGCCGTGTCCTCGCCCGTGGTGCCGAGGAGCTGCCGGGCCACCGCCAGGGCGGCCTCCCACATGCCGTAGCCCGGCTCGTTGTCGCGGTACGGGGCCAGCCACGCCAGGGCGTTGGCGGTCGCGTCCAGCCAGTCAGCGAGCAGCGGGTCACCATCGGCCCGGCGAAGGTCGGCAGCCTGCTGAAGAGGGGCGGCGGTCGGCCACGTGGTGCGGCGGTCGGCGGGGCGGTCAGGGGTGGTGTCGGGCATCAGGGGCTCCAAGTGGTCGGTACGGTTGGCGGGCCGGCTGCCCCCGGGTCGAACGGGGGCAGCCGGTACTGCGTTGTTCACGGGGTGCGGGGCCGGGCGGCGATCCGGCGCAGCTTGGCGTCGTAGTGGGCGGCGGGGTCAGGAACGATCGACGCCAGGGCCACCGACGCGGTGACGATCACGTCGCACAACTCATCGGCCACATCGCCGGGGGTGTGCGTGACGCCCTTCCGCGGGTTCTGGCCGGTCACGCCGATCCACGCCTGCGCCACCTCACCGGCCTCCTCGGTCAGCTTCAGGAGGCGCAAGGTGATCTCCTGCTCGGTGCGGTCGTTCTCCTTGTCGAGCCAGGCAACGAGGCCGCGGATGGTGGACCAGTGGTCGGGGGTCGTCATGGGCTTCTCCTGGTGGGTTGGGGTGTTGGTGGTCGGGGTCATGCAGGGCAGCCCGGCGAGCAGGGCTCACCGTCGAGGTCGGCGCACACGACGCAGGTGATGTCGCTGTCGGCGTCGATCTCCGGGACGGCGCTGACGTCGGTGCCGCACAAGGCCAGATCGGGGTCGCAGCAGTAGAGGTGGTCGAGGTCGCTGCTGCCGTTCGACGTCTCAGCGGGCGATGGGGCGAGGCTGGTGGTCATCACAAGCTCCAGAGGGTCGGTTGCATGTGCCGGAGTTCCAGGGCGGTTTGCCCGGGAATCTGTTCGCCTGGGGGCGGGGTGGCCCGCTGGGCGTCTCCCTGGCGCTCTCCGCCCCGCTGGGACTCCGGGACACCAGAGGGCTGTTCGCCCGCGAGAGGCCTCGTTCTGCCCCGCGACGGGTGTGCCACCTCGCGCCCGCGCCCCGCCCGACGACCGGTCCCCCGCGAGTCGGAGTTCGACGTGCGCATCAGGCCGCCTGCCGGTCGCGGGACCGCCACCGTTCGACGGTCCGCTTGTCGACCCCGACGATTCGGGCCACCTCCGCGGCGGGAACCTGGCGTTCGGTCAGGCCGCGGGCGACGAGGACGCGTTCGAGGCGGGTGAGCCCTTCGACCGGCCGCTGCTCGGTGACGATGAGCTCGACGTCCATCTCGTCGGCGGTGCCCCACTGGGTGAAGTGCGGGTTGCCGTACCGGCTGACCCGGGCCCGGTGGCCGTGGCACAGGCGCCTCTGGGGCCGGGCGTCCCGGGTGCAGCCGTCGACGCTGCACCGGCGACTCATGCCGCACTCCGTTCGGCCTCAACGTGCCGGCCCGGGTGAACAGCCCCGCCGTCGAGGGCCCGCCCGTCGGCGTGGCACGGGACGGTCGGCGTCACCTGGCAGGTGGGGCAGCAGGCCACCATCTGGGCCCGTGCATCAACCCGCTGCTGGTGAACCTGGGCGAGCACCACACCGCGGGACGGAATCCGGCAGGGCTTGTGGGCGCCGACCCCGCAGTGGGGGCACGGGAGGGCGCGGGCGGGGTGCTGGCCGGCGCGCATGAAGTGCCGGATGGCGTCGGGCATCGGGGCGGTCTGGCCGTAGCGCTTGCTGGTCATGGGGTGTCCTTTCGGCTAGCAGTTGCTGCAGTGGCAGGGGGCGTTGTCGTGGCCTTGGCGGTACCGGTCGATCGCCAGGCGCCAATCGGCCTCGGTGTGCCGGATGGGCCGCGGGTCGGGTGGTCTTGTCCCAACCGGCCAGTGGCCGGGACGGAAGCCGGGCGGCTTCGGGGGTGGGGTGGGCGGGGCGGCCTTCCCAGTTCGGCCGGCGCGGAGCTGGCCGCGCATGAAGCTGCGGAGGTCGCCCTGCTCTCGCATCGCGGCGATGTCGGAGGCGTCGAAGTCCGTCACGACGCCTCCTCGACGATCTCGGCGTCCGGGATGTTCTCCTCGGCTTTCAGGCGGGCCAGGGTGCGGGCGGACGCTTCCCGGATCCGCTGTTCCTGCGCAGCCCGCTCCTCAACGGTCTGCTGCGGCTCACCGGCGGCCTCACGGATACGGGCGGCATGCGGCTTCGGCATCGGCTTGCCGAGAGGGAACTTCGCGCTGGCCCGCCCCGTCTTGCACGGGTGACCCATCGCGGCGGAGCACACCGGGCACTCGACACCGAGCGGGCCAGCCCGGCGGACGCCGTCGGCAAGGGACTCCTCGTCCGAGTCCGGGACAGTTCGGTTGCCCTGCCACCCGCGGTCCTCCAGCTGCCGCATGAAGCCGGCCGACGGGCCACCCTCCAGGGCGAGCCGGTTCGGGGGCGGGGCGACCTGCCCGGAGGCGATGGCCTGCACCTGGCCCCGGTAGCGGGCCAGGTACTCGTGCGGCGTCTCGTCGGCGATCGGCTGGTACTGAAAGTTCTCCAGCCTTGCGGAACGGATCTTCGAACGGAGAGTCCGGACGTGGTGCGGCAGGATCCACAGGCGGGCGTCCGGGTCCTTCGGCGGAGTTGAGTAGTACGCGGCAACAGCGGCCTTGGCGTCCTGGTCGAGGGGTACATCGTGGAGGGCGGCGGCCCAGGCCATGGCTGCGGCCTCGGAGGGCTTGCGGTTGTCGAACGCCGCGCAGTGACCGAGCAGCGAGGCGGCTTCCTTCTTGTTCACGCGGACTCCTCGTCATCGAAAGAGGCGGCAAGGTCGGCCCAGCCAGCGACGGTCGCGTCGGTGCCCGTGCGGGGCTGGTTGGAGGCGAGCTGGAAGACGTTGCCGCCGGCGTAGTTCGGGGCGGCATTCATGGCCTCGTTGACGAAGCTGGGGATGGCGGAGGGGGATGACCCCTTGGCCATCCAGCGAGCCAGGCCCTTGCGGATGTCGTCGGGGTCGATGCCCTCACCCAGGAGCGCCTTGATCTGCTTGGAGGTCTGCCCGATGACGTTGTTAGGCGGACGCTTGTTCACCCGATCCAGCCACTCTCCGACGATGGTCTGGGCGTTGATCGGCTCAGGGGTTTCGGGGGCGGCTTCTGCCGCTCCGACGAAGTCGGAATCACTGACGACGATGAGCTCGTCTTGGCCATCCGCCTCAGCCGACCCCTCTTGTGTGGGGGTGGGGAGTGGGGCAGGGGTAGGGGCAGGGGCAGGGGAATGCGCGTGTGATGTGGGCGCGCGCCCGCGCGTAGAGCCTTTCGGACCCCCTTCGGCAGGGGTATCGGAGGGGGTTCCCGAAGGGGATGCAGAGGGGGTTACGGAACCCCTTCCTGTGGGGTCGGGGGTGGGGGTCCCGAAGGCCCGGCGAAGGTCTTCGATGTGGCTCTGCACCTGGCGTCGGATCGACGGCCCCTCGCCGCCGGCCCGGAGCTTCGTCGGCTCGTCGTTCAGCTCGCCGAGGGGGATGCGGTCCATCTCGGCGAGCAGCGCCTGCTGGAGCCGCTTCGACGAGATTTCCAGAGCCCCGGACACCGCGGCGCCCATGACCTTCGGCATGCGCCACACGCCGTCGTTGCGGATGAACGACCGAATGAGGAGCTCCTCCGTGTCGTCGTCCACGACGATGAACCGCGCCTGCTCCAGGGCGTGGATGCGCTTCTCCAGCTCGCCCACGGACAGACCCCGCGCCTTGCGGGACCAGCGCCGGAGCGTGAGGTCGAGCAGGCCAGCGTGGTTGAGGTTCGGCTGGGAGATCAGGAACAGGTAGAGGCGCTGTTTGGCCTCATCGAGTTCCGTGAAGTCGGTGTCCTCCCAGATGCTGGTGAGGATCCGGCCGTGGCCACGTGCCATGGGGTCGTCTTCTTCCTGGCGATACGGATAGGTACGGGCTGTCAGCGGTGTGGGGCCCGCGGTTGGGTCAGGTGGGGGCGGGGTCCGGGCGGGGCGTCACGCGGCGGCCAGCTGGTGTGCGGGCTGGGTGATGCCTGCGGCCTGGAGGAGGTCGGCGGCGAAGGGGACGGGTACGGCGTTGCCGACCTGGAGGTGCTGGGAGCCGGCGAGCCCGTGGAACTTCAGGTCCGGGCGGAAGCCCTGGAGGGCGGCGCACTCGGCGACCGTCGGGCGGAGGTTCGGCTTCGGCTCCTTGCCGGCGGCGAGTTCTCTGGCGGTGGGCTTGCGGAGCGGAACGTCGCGGTCGCGCCAGAGCTGCTTCCCGTTGTCGTCGACCGCACCTATGGCCTTGGCCATCGCCTGCCGTGTCCCGTTGCCGAAGGGTTCGGCGCCACCGGTTGCGGTGCCTCCACCGGTGACGGTGGGTGCGGGGCGTTGGGTGTAGCCCCAGCCGATGACGTCGGCCATGGGAACGAGTGGGGGTTGGCCGAGTCCGCCGTGGGTGCGTGGGGGCAGGGCGACTTCCTGGGCGTGGGAGGCGATAAGGACGGCGCGGGGCCGGTGCTGGCCGAGGCCGCGGTGGGCGGGGTCGAGGACGCCGGTGGCGGTGCTGTATCCCCAACGGGTGAGGATTTCGGCGTACTGCTCCCAGACGGGGAGGACGGACGGGACTTGTTCCATGGCGATGGCTTCGGGCATCAGGTCGTAGTGCCACCGCATGGGCTCGGCGGTGAGGATGGACCGCCAGTCGAGGCAGGCGGCCCCGATGGCGGCCCGGGTGTCCATGCCGCGGGAGAGGTCTTCGATGGCTTGGTGGACGAGGGGCAGGTCCCGGAGGCCGAGCTGCTTGCCGGACCGCCCGAAGCCGGGGCAGGGCGGGCTGTCAACCTTGTTGATGCGCTGCCCCTTGAAGGGGTACGTCGGGAAGGTGGTGACGTCCCAGCGGATCGTGTCGTGACCAGCGTTGATGCGGGTGCGGCAGGTGTCGGTGTTGAGCTCAAGGCCGATCTCGTCTGCAGGGAGGGCTTCGGACCAGCCGATCCCTGCGAAGCCGTGGACGATCATTTCGCCTCACCTATTTGGGTCGTGGCGGCATTGGTAATTGGGATCACTGCTATTGCGATCCCGTGTTCACGAGAACGAGAATAGCGTTCACACTTCGCGACCACAAGGCGCGGCCACGTAGCGCGTTCGCGTTGCGGTGTGTCACCATGAGCGGCATGGACGCCCTCGACACGGAGATTCAGAACGCAGCCCGCCGGCGCACGGAAGCCGAGCGGGCGTTCCTGCGCGCCGACCTGGAGCTCAAAGAGCTGCTGGTGAAGGGCCGCGCGGCTGGTCTGGGTCCGTCCGAGATGGCGAAGTTGACCGGCTTCACCCGCGAGTGGGTTTCGAAGATCGCCCCCGACGCTTCGAAGACCCGCAAGAGCGCGATCCAGCGCCGGCTCGACAAGCTCGACGCCGACTCGGACTAACGTCACGTCCCCTCCTCCCTCCCCCGCCATGGCGGGGTTTTGTCGTGCCTGTGGGCGGGCCACGTGTGGTGGCCCGCCCGTTGTCATGCGGCCTGCTGATTCATGCGTCGGCGCTGGTTGCGGGTGGTGCCGCCCCAGATGCCGTGGTCTTCACCGGCGGTGAGCGCGTGGTCGAGGCAGCGGCGTTTCACGGGGCAGCCGACGCAGACCTTGATGGCGTTGCCAGCGCCACCGCCTTCGGGGAAGAAGATCTCCGGGTCCGTGGTCTGGCAGATGCCTTCTTCGTGCCACGCCATGTCGATGTCGCTCATGCCGCCGCCTCGCTCTCGCACGGCGCCGGGTGTCGGCGGAGTTCGTGGTGGAGGTAGGGGAGGGTGATCCCGAGCCGTTCGGCGGCGTGCTCGAAGGTGTGCCCCTGGGCGAGAAGTTCCCGGCCGTCGTGGGCGATGGACTCCCCGCGGCGGGATGCGCTGGCCCGTGATGCGCTGAGCGCGGTCATGAACTCGGAGCGGGGCAAGTGGTTGTGCTCGTTCTTCCACTGGGTGTGGGCCTGGTCGCACGCCTTGCAGACGGGGATGTCCTGCTGCCGGTGGGTCCACCACCCGCGGTCGGTGCCGCAGTACCCGGTCCACTCCGGAGCGGCTTGCGGATCGTCGATCGTGTCGTCGTCCCATGCGGCCGGCGGGGCCCACCCTCGGGTGATCGCCCGGTTGATGGACCGGCGGGCGGACCCCGGCCGACCGGCAAGTTCCTTGTAGACACGCTGGGCGGAGCGGGCGGTGTCGACGGCGACGGCGGGCCGGCGTCCGCACACGGTGTTGCTGAGCGCGGTGCGGGCCATGCCCATGGCGTCGGCGATGTCGGCGAGCGAGTGCCCGATGGCCATGAGGGCTTGGACGCGGCGCACGGTGCCGATGGCCGAAACTTTGGTGGTTCCGGGCACGGTGGCGAGGGTGGGCCGGGCCTTGAGGATGCGGTCGGCGAGATCCTTCTTGATGGTCTTGTTGACCTGCGCCCGGAGGTCGAGGATGGTGCGCTCGGCGCATCCGGCTGCGGCGGCGATCTGCCCGACAGTCCAGCCGGCGGCGGCAAGGTTCTGGACGTGCTCGGCGGCGGGGCCGGGCGGGACGCGGCGTGCGCCCCCTCGTTCACGGTCGAGCCGGTAGCGGCTCATGTACCGGTAGTGGGCGTTCAGGCATTCAGGGCGCCGGCAGCCGCGGAGGTAGCAGCGGCGCTCCCCGTGCTGAACGGGGGTGCGGGTGGTGGTCATCGTTCTTCCCCCTCGTTGGCGAGGTCTGCGGCGGTGTACTTGGCGTTGAGGTCGGCGATCAGGTGGTGTGTGGGCATGGCGGTGACGGCGTCGGCGATGTACTCGATGCGGCTGTCGCGCAGGTTGCGGGCGGCGTAGTAGGTGCGGTCGGCCCGGTCCTGGGCCAGCTGCTCGTAGCGGCGGAGCGCCCACTGCCCGGTGCGCCAGGCGGTGACGACCGCGGCGGTGGCCAGAACGCCCGGCCCGTAGTAGAGGCCCGCGTTGATGGTCTGGTCGACGGCGCCGTGGACCGCGGCGAGCGCCTGACCGGCGGCGAGAAGGGTGTCGAAGTCGGTCACAGCGCCCACCGCCTCGTGGGGATTCCAGCCTTGGCGAGCCGGCGGAGGCAGTCGGCGGTTCCGGTGGACTGCCCGACCTGGAAGGCCAGGGCGATGAGCGGGCGGCGGTCGATCATGTTCTGGTTGCGGCGGTGTCCGGCGAGCGGGCAGTACTCGGTGTCGTCGCGCCGGGTCTTCCGGTGACCGGTCGGGCAGGTGTCGACGCAGGGGCCTTCCCAGTCGGCTTCGACGGGCAGGTGACCGACACCGTGCTCGAAGCGGGCCTTCGCCCAGTCACCGCATATGCGGTCGGCGCCGGGTGCGGTGCCTTCCATGACTTCGATGCCGGAGTAGCCGTTCTGGCGGGCGTCGTGCCACACCTCGGTGAGGGCGGTGTCGATGGTGGTGCGGTCGGTCCAGGTACGGGAGCCGAGACCGAGAATGAGGGCGAGGTAGGGGCCGTTCATGCCGCCCTCCCCTGGGCTCGGGCCCGCCGCTGGGCGGCAACCTCGGACCCCTTGATCGACAGTCGCCACACCGCAATGGGGTGCCCGTGGGTGGCCTGGCTGGTGGACGGCACGTACCGCCCGGTGTGCTCGATGAGCCCGCCCTGCCGCATGGCGTTGATCGCGGCACCAAGGAACCCGTGGCCCAACTCGGGGAGGAGCGTGCGCATCTGGTTGCAGCTGAAGGTCTGCTCGTTGAGGGCGACGGCGTACACGGCCTGCTCAACAAGGAACTGGGTCCACGTGGACTGGTTGGCTATGTCGGTGAGGAGGAGGTCTTTGGTGGCGGCGGCGTGGCGTTCGGCGACGGACAGGCGGCGGGTCATGAGGGGTACTCCTCATCGAGGCGGTCGTCGTCGACTTCGGACTGCTGGTCGTACTCGGCGGCGGCGATGAGCTTCTGGCCGAGCGCCTCGGCTTCGTCGGCGGTCATGCGGACTCTGCCGAGTGGCGTGGTGACGTAGATGAAGGTCATGCCGATTTCCGTGCCGGGGATTTGCTCGCCGGCGATGTACACGTCGAAGGTCCCGGTTTGCGGCGAAGTGGTCATGACGCGATCTCCAGTTGGCGGGGGATGAGTGGCCAGGCGCCTTCGACGACGGCGGCCGGGTCCTTCTTGCGGAAGTGCTCCTGCAAGCTCGCGGCCTGTTCGGCGGCCCACCCGACCTGCGCGGTGTGCAACTCGTCGAGGGTCATGGCGGCGAGCTGCGAGTACCGGCTGGCCTGCCTCCACGCGACCCGGCAGGCGGCGACCGCGTCCGCGTCGGCGGAGTGGGCGGCGTCGAGACGAACCTCGTAGTGCTGGCACAGGGCGGTGAGGGTGCGCTTCCCGGATCGGTACCGGTCGACCTGCCTGTCGAGCACGAGCGGGTCGATGACCGGGCCGGCGGGCAACGGGTCCAGGCCGAACCGGGCGGCTTCCCGGTCGAGGAGGGTGACGTCGTAGCGGGCGTTCATTGCGACGACGGGGATCCCGGCGAGGATGACCTGGGTGAGCCCGGCGAGGATCTCCGCGACGGCTTCCTTCAGGGGGACACCCTCGGTGCGGGCCTTCTCGGTGCTGATGCCGTGGACCGCGGCAGCCCCGGCGGGAATGTCTTCGCCGTCGACGTCGGTCAGCCAGTTCGCCGTGGTGGTGGGCTGCTGGCCGCCGACCTGGACGATGCAGGCGGTGACGATGCGGGCGGTCTCGGGGTCGATGCCCGTCGACTCGATATCGAAGCCGGCCATGCGGCCGAGGTGCCATGCCATGACGTGCTTCCTTCCGTGTGACGTGCTGGAGGTGGGGCCGCCGCAGGTTCGGGCCGCGGCGGCCCCGACGTGCAGGTGGGCTAGAACGGGACGTCGGCGGGGTCCGGGGAGTCGCCCGGGACGAGCGGCCGGTGGAAGATGTAGATCGCGTCGAGGGACGACGTGGACCCGGTGGTCTTGCAGTGCATGAGCGGCCCCTGGTCGAACTCGCCGGTCCATTCCCAGGTGTTGCCGTCGCGGTCGATCCACGGCCGGCTCAGGTCCCAGGTGGTTCCGCCGAGGTCGGTCCACTTCTTCGTGACTGGGTTGACCTGGTCGTGTGGCCCGATCCATGCCTGCCGCGGGTCGATGTGACGTTCTTCGAGCCGCTCGTCGACTGCCTGGTCGATGTTCATCCCGTAGGCGTCGAGTTCCTTGGTGAGGTCGCGGGCGGATCGCCACGAGTAGAGGTCTTGGCGGCCGAGGTTGTCGGCGACGTGATCGACGACGATGCGCCGCATGTTGGCCAGGTCGTTGCGGAGCTTGGTGTTGGCGTCGCGGAGGTCGGCGAGGGTTGCCGCGTTGTCTTCGCCGCGGGCAAGGGTGGCGTGGACCTGGGCCATGCGGAGGTGGTAGTCGGTGGCGACCGGGTCGGCCGGGTGCGCCGTGTCGGGGCTGGTGACAAAGGAGCCCTGGCTGAGGTGCTTCTCGGCTTCGGCCCTGTGGTTGACGGTCATGTTCGTGGTCTCCTATCGGGAGGCCACCCCGCCTGTTAGCGGCGGGCGGGGTGACCGTGCGGGAATGGGTCAGGCGGCGACGGCCGCGTGGAGCCGGGCGGCGAGGTCGCGTATGGCCTGTGCGGAAACGTGCTCGACGGGGGCGCCGAGCTCTTCGTGGGCGAGGGCCTCGATGTCGTCGATCCCCTGCTGCCGGCCGAAGTCGCGGAGCTCCTGGAGGGCGGCGGAGTGCTCGTCGTCCGTATCGACGTCCACCACGCCGGAGGTGGGCTCGGGCTGCTGCGGGACGGGGGCCGGGGCGGTGAGGGCAGCGACGCTCAGCGGCGCCTTCGCTGGGGCGATCTCGCCGTGGACGTACCCGTCGACCTCCTCGGCCGCATACGGCAGGCCATGAAGGGCGTCCGACGCGATCAGCCGGCACAGCTCCCCCGTGGCGCGGGCGATCAGCATCGTCTTCGGCTGCTTCTTCCACTGGTCCTTGCCGAGGAGCCCTAGGCGCTGGGCGCGGGGGATGTCCCAGGTGACGGCCTGCCAGTTCTCGGCGCCCTTGCGCCGGCCGCGCATGACGCAGTGGTTGTCGTCGGACTCGACGAGCTCGATGTCGTGGCCCTGGTGCTGGACGATGGCGCGCATGGCGTGGGCGCGGAGGGCGGGCTGCCCCTGGATGACGTCGATGCTCTTGAGGGCGGTCATGGGCTGGAGGCCGAGTTCCTGGCCGGTGAGGATCGCGGCGGTGATCTCGTCGGGCTTGCCGCGGTAGGCGCCGGCGAAGCTGGTGTTGGCGAGGGACTGGGCGACGAGGTTGGCCTGCCGGGCGGACTCCACCCATTCCATGAGCTCGTTGGTCGGCTGCGGCGCCGGGACGGCGACGGCCTGCTCGTCGCGGGTGGCGATCTCGTTCGTCATCGGAGGTACTCCTCGGTTTCGTTGAGGACGGCCCAGGTGGGCATCGAGATGGTGGGGATGTCGGCGACGGGCCCGGTCCAGTCAGGCCAAATGCCAGTGGCTTGGCAGTCAGCGAAGATGCGGAGGGCGCGTTCGTTGCGTGCCCTGCCGATGTCCCGGTCCTGGTCGGCGAGTTCGCGCACCGTGATCAGGTAGGGCGCGACCTTGGACTGGAAGACGAAGATGAACCGGACGTCCTCGGGCTGGAGTGCAGCCCAGATGCCGTCGGTGTAGAGAGCGTCCTGCTGGTGGTAGGCGTGGTCCCGGATCGCCTTGGACACGGTGTCCGGGTCGGCCGACTTGATCGTCTTGTAGTCGACGCACAAGGTCAGGCCGGGGAGCTGCTTCAGCCAGTCGGGGCGGACCCGGCAGCGGACTCCGGTCGCCGGATCAGTCCAGAAGATCGACTGTTCGGCAACGCCCGTCCCCGGCGTGAACAGCGGTCCGGCGAGCGGGTGCTGGCGGATCGCCGCAGCCATCGCCTGGACCATGTCGTGGTCCTTCGTGAGGAGCGGCACCTTGTCCTCGGCGTAGGCCAGGTCGCGGAGTTCGCGGGTGGCGACCTTCTTCCAGTCCGGGGCGTCGATGACCTCCAGCTCCGGCCCCTCCCCCAGGACGAGCAGGTGGGCGGCGTGCCCGAGGTCGAACTCCTTCTTGTGCGGCTGCGGGTGGTCGAGGTCGTAGCGGAGCTGTGCGGGGCACCCGGGGGCGAGGATCTTCCGGAGGCCCGTGGAGGAGATGCTGCCCCGGTCCGAGTGGTACGCCTCGGCGGTCATGCCGTCGATGACGACGGGTGCGGTGACCGGCGGTTCGAGGGTGGTGGTCATCGGTTCAGCCCTCGCAGGGTCTCTTCGATCTCGGCGCGGGCGGTGTCGACCTTCTCCTCGAAGCGGGTGTTCGCCGCCTGCAGTTCGTCGCGTTCCTTGACCAGGTCGGCGTAGTTGTCGCGAAGCTCTTCGAGCTCGGCTTCGAGGGCTTCGACCTGGGCTTCGAGTTCTTCGTTGGTCATCGGCCGTCCTGTTCGTCGAGGCAGTCTTCGCAGACGGGGCCTTCGGGCTTGCGGGCGAACGGGCCTGCGGTGCCCTGGCAGCGGGCGCATTCGATGGGGCTCATGTGGTTCTCCAGTTCGGGGTTGCTGCGGGTCGCCAGGGGGTTGGCGGCCCGCAGCGGGCAGACGGAGCCGGGCTCACACGCCTGCCGGTCGGGGGGTCAGGCGGCGGGCAGGTAGTGGACCTGGACGGCGTGGTCCGTGTTCGGTTCGGCGTCGTCCATGTGCCAGTCCGCGTCGGCGTCCTCGGGCTGCCACTCGAAGGCCACGGTCCGGAGACGAAGTTCGGCGACCTCGTCGCGGATCTCGCTCTCGTCCTCCATGCCGTGGACCTCGCGGAGGTACGTGGCGATGGCGGTTTCGGCCTTGGCCCGGTCCGGGGTCAGGGTGGCCATGTCGCCCTCTTCGAACTCGACGACGGGGACGCCGTCGAAGGCGTGGTCGAACCCGGCCTCCGAGCCGGTCGGGGTGAATCGGCCCATGGGGAGGTCGGGCACGGTGATGACCTCGTCGAGGTAGCGCAGGTTCTCGTAGTCAGGGCGGACGTAGATCCCGGAGCGAGCTCCGTCGAGGCGGATACGGAGGCAGCGGGGCTGGTCGTCGGCGATGGCAGTGATGGTGCCGACCTGGTCGCGGGGGATGTGGCGGAGGTCGTCGCGGTAGCTGAAGGCGATACGGCGGCCGACGACGGCTTCGGCGGGGATGGCGGTGGGCTGGGTCACGGTTCTCTCCTGGGATGATGGGGTTGGGTGCCCCCGCCGAATTCGCCTCGGCGGGGGCGTCCGTGTGAGGCGGGTCAGGTGGCCTTCTGAGCGATGAACACGCAGGGGAAGCCGCCCAGCGCGTCGAAGACGTCCTCGGGGTCGACGTCGAGCCGGACCCTGGTGGCGGGGCGGGTCCAGTCGGCGATGTCCCCCAGCGCTCGGGCGGCTTCCTCTGCCTGGGCCTGCTGCTCGAACTTCGCGATGACGTGGCCGGAGTGGTGGCCGAGCCGCCAGACGTAGGTGTCGCCCGGGTCGGCGATCTCGTCGGGCGTCGGGTAGACGTGCAGGCCCGGGTGGGGCTCGGTGGCCTGGACGAGTACGGGCCGGGCGTAGGTAGGGACGTGCAATTCGTGGGTGGACGCGTTCACGAAGGACTCCTCAGGAAGTTGGGCGCCGGGCCGGCGATCTCGTGTCATCCGCGCGGCCCGGCGTGATCAGGCGGCCGGTGCCGGGATGTGCGTCGGGTCTGCGGCCTGCGGGGAGTGCTGCAGCGACACGACCGGACCGGCGGCGAACCGGTGGCGGAGGTCGCGGACGTCGATCGGGGCGGTGGCCTGGTCCTCGAACCGGCTGGTGTCGCGGAACGAAGCGGGGACGGTGACCGCGTTGGCGTTGGCCTCCGCCGCGAGGAACGGGGCGAGGAGGATGCGAGCCTTGCCGAGTTCGGTCTGGAACTCGTCCCGCTGGGTGCGCGCCGTGTCGCGCTGCCCGGTCACTTTCCTGGCCGTGTCCTCAAGGCAGGCGTTGACCAGTTCGAGTTGGCCGATGTACTCCATGGCGCCGAGCACCTGCCGGCGGAGCATCTGGTTCTCGGACTGCCCCGTGGCCTTCTTGTGGCCAGAGGCCCGGTGCTTCGGCTTGCTGCGGGATATGCCGGGGATGAGGCTCATGGCTTGCCCTTCCGGGTCCAGAGGCTGGGGGCCACCGCCATCAGGCAGAAGATGACGCCGATGGCGGTGGCGGTGATCAGGTAGCTCATCCGACAGACGGCCGGTGGTTGCAGTGGCCGAGGAAGCACGGCTTGGCCTGCTCGTCCCACTGCTGCGGGGTGAGGAGGAGGTGCTGCATGCCGTGCTTGTCGTCCGACGCCCGCTGCCGCTTCGTCGTAGACCACTCGCGCTGGGCCTGCTGCGGGGTGGCGATCAGGTCGTCGCCGAGGTCCGGGCGAACCGAACCGACTGCGCAACCAGCCGAGTTGGCCCGCACCCAGAAACACTCCGCGAGCGGCACGGTCTCGCCGTCGATTTGCACCATCAGGTCAGTCATCGGAGGCACCGCCCGGACTTCCAAGAACGTCGGCCCACTCCTCAACATCCGCGCTGTTGATGTCGTCGCGGAAGGCGCTCACAGCAGTGCCGACGGCGGTCGCGGCGGCGAGCGCGAGGGTGGCGTGCACCTGCGCCTCGACCAGTGATCGGTCGGCCTCGCAGGGTCCTTCGTCGTTCGGCCGGATGATGGCGTGCGAATCGGCGATCAGGCGCTCGGCCTCGCGGTAGTGCTCGGGTCCGGTCATCGGTTTCCTCCGGCGATGCTGTTCAGGAACCGCCGGAATCCGGACTGCTCCATGGGGCTGGGGTTCAGGTGGTGGGCGGTCAGAGCCGGTGCCGGGGTGATGCGGGCACCGAACGTGGCCGGCGACTCGACGTACCCGGCGGCGACCGTGTTTGCGTAGTCCGGATCGACCGCCGCCCGGTACTGGGCAGCCGACGGTCGGAGGCTGAGCGGGATCAGCGGTCCGTGATCCCGGTACACGTCCGGGAGTGGCACCGGGGACTCCGGCAAGCCCGGGGAGACGAGGAGCGGCTCACCGGCCGGGGTCCACTGGCCGTGCCATTCCCACTCGACGCCGGCCACGTCGACGAACGAGCGGGTCAAGTCGAAGGCGACACCGTCGTGCAGGTAGGTGGTCATGCCGCCACCGGCTTCCGCTGGAAGGGGGCGCCGACGAACTTCACGCCGTCCTCGGCCGCCACCTGGTCGGCGACGTCGGCCGCCCGGTAGCGGTCCCGCTGCATCTCCGCCAGGTCGGTCGCCACGTCGGCGAGCCGGTCGAGCTGGTCGAGGGACGCGTCGGTGACATCGACTCGCAGGGCGGCACCGATGCGGAGGAACGTCCGGCCGTCGACGGTCTCCAGGGCGATCGGGCGGTCGCCCCACGACAGAGTGATGGTGGTCATCGGGTCCTCCGGGCGTTGTTGCTGCGGGCGATGAGTGCTGCGATCTCCGCAGGCCACTCGGGGTAGTCGGCGTCGGTGGAGCACAGCTCCGGGTGCGGGCACGGCAGGCTGGCGAAGACGGTGTCGTCCGGGTCGCACAGGTGGCGGGCCTCGGCGGCCACACCGGCGGCGATCACCGCCCGCTTCCGGGCGGTCGTCGCCTCGACCTGGGCGATCAGGACGGGCAGCGGGACGTCCACGCGCTCCATGTCGGCGGCAGTCACGACGTCACCTCGATCGGGTCGACGCTGTGCAGGTTCGACGGGGTCAGGACCCAGCAGCGGACGCAGGTGTTGTCGTCGCAGTCGTCGGCGTGGAGCTCAGGGATGTACGGGGCGGCGGACAGTGCCGCCAGGTGCTCGGCAGTCTCCCGGTCGAGGCGGGCGGCGGCGCTCACAGGGCACCTGCCTCACGCTGCGACGGGGCGGAGGTCGGCTCGGATCCCTCGGCTGCCTGGTCGGCGAGCTTCTCCAGTCGCTCCGACGCATCCAGCAGGCCGTCCGAGTAGCCGTCGAGGTACGCCTGCGGGCGCTCGGACGGCGTGTTGCCATCCATCTCCTCGACCGCCTTCGACGCCTCGGAGAACACGCTGGAGCGGAACATGCGCGCCTGGACGAACGGGTCATCCACCAGCGGCATCGCCTGCCAGTACAGCCACTGGGCACCCAGCGCATCGGCACCGGGATCGTCCGAGTCGAAGATGAACGACGACAGCGAACGGCCGGTCGCCGCCAGTGCGGTCTCCAGCTTGGCGACCCGGTTGACCAGCGGGCGGATCATGTCGAGCACGACGCTCGCGTGGTTCTCGTAGTCGTGCGGCTCCAGGCCGTCGAAGTCGTAGCCGTCAGCAGTCGCCAGGAGTCGGCGCACCTGCTCCCGGATCGCATCCTCGCCGGGCATCGGCGTCGTGGGGTTCGCGTCACCCGCAGCAGCAGGTGTGGGATTCTGGGGCACGGGGCCCGCCTTTCGTCATGAACGGTGAGGGTGGGTCTCAGAGGCCGTTCCCGGACTTGGTCGTTACGGGGGCGGCCTCACAGCTGCCGTCAGGCAGCGGCGGGGTCGAGCTCGCGCCGGCCGTGCGCCCTCGCCGAGGCGCGGGGCAGCTTGCGGGGTTCCGCCGGCCGGCTGTCGTGATCGGCGACAACGTCCCGGGCGGGGTTGCGCTGTGCGGCCACCCAGGCGTTTACGTCGTCGAGGGCGTAGGCGATCTTGCGGCCGATCTCGAACGACTGCGGTCCCTTGCTCTGGTGCCGGTAGTTGTAGAGCGTCTTCACGCTCAGCCCGGTGAGCCGGGACGCTTCTGCGATCCAGACGCATCCGGGCGGCGCGTCCTGGGGGGTGTGGCTGGACCTGGGCACTGGATGTCTCCTTCCACTTAGGCTTACCTTATTGACGATTCGTCCCTAGATTGGGGACGACGGAGGCATGAAGAGAACCAGCACGGCGACCCCAAGGGACTCCGATATGCGGTGCGCTTCATGGACGGGCAGGTCAGACAGGTCGCCACTCACGAGGCGACCCACCTGAGACCGGGATACGCCACTAGCTTCGGCGAGGGTTCGCACGGAGTACGGAGCCCCGCGACCTGGGTGCTCCATGACCCATTTGAGGACTGCAAGGTCTCGGAGTACGTAGCGCACGCTCAATGGATCTCCAGTGTTGCGGCGGTGCCCTTCACTGCCCTTGAGTTAAGTACATCAGGGACGATTCGTCAACACTTCAGGGACGACTAGGCCCCAACTATCGGTCGCACGCATGGCTGGATAGCATTGATCTATAGACGATCCGTCCCAGATCCAGGATGGTTGTGCTGACTGACCTGCATTTTTCTCAGACCCCCACGCCACCTAGAGAGACAGTCGGTGCCTGACATGACACGAAAGGAAGACGACATGACGGCCGCAGCAACCGCCGAGGAGCCCCGCCCCGCCGAGGCGCCACCCGCAGGCGCACTGTCGCGGCTCATCCAGGAAGTCCAGGAAGGAGGCACCTCCTACGGAGAAATGGCCACCAAGGCCATCGACCCCGAGACCGGCACCAGCCTGGCCAAGCAAGCCATCCAGAAGCTCGTCAAGACCCCGCCCGTCAACCCGCCACTCCCTCCGGCACTGCGGGCCATCGCCAACGGCACAGGCCTGCCCCTGCGGCGCATCGCCGAGGCCGCGGCCGAACAATGGCTCGGATACCAAGCCACCGAACTGGCCGGCTACGGCGACGAAGTACGCATCATCCTGGGTCACCTGGGCGGCATGTCCCCCCAGGAGCAACGCCGTTGGCGCGCCATGATCGAGGCCGACGAGCGCGCCAAGCGCGAGGACTCTTAGCACACCCTCACCCGCCAGCTCCACGGCGGACCGAAAGACGTAACAAGTAGACAATTTCTGAACTTATTGTCGACCACCCGTAACTAGTCGTACCCTTCCACAACGTGCGCATCCGGCTAACCCGCCACATGCGCACCGGCCAACGGGAGGGCCCATGCTGCGCGCTGTATACGAAGCTGCCGACCTTGAACCAGGGATTATCTCCAACTGGCGCGAAGAGCGCGGTCTCCTGCAGATCCGCGTCGCACCCAACGCCACACCCCAGCAGTACACGCGATCACTCAACCAGACCCTCGCGACCGTGCTCGGGCGTGCACACTGGTACCAGATGTGGAGAGGCGAAGTCGTCTCCGTCGCCTCCCCCGCCTGCCCGCTGCGCGTCCAGTTCCAGATCTCCGAGTTCAACCCGGCACCCCTGGTGGAGATACGCGAGCGCAAGGGCCTCGTCACCGTCCACGTATCCCCCACGGCGACCGCCGACGAGTTCACCCGCGCCCTCAACCCCGCGCTGGAAGAGCTTCTCGCCGGCGGCCAGTGGTTCCAGCTCTGGCAGGGGGAGATCCTCACCGCGACCTCCCCCGAGGTGGCGCTCGTCTAAGAAAGCTCTGGAGGCGCAGGATGCCGGGATACATCGAGGACCGCTGGTACACGAAGCGGCCCGACCCTGCGACCGGCAAACGGCGCGAGACGGCCCGCCACGGGCAGGGCAAGCGCTGGCGTGTCGCAGGGGTACCTGGCGTCCGCGACAGGTCGTTCAAGAACCTCGAAGGCCCCGGCGGGGCCAAGGCCTGGCTGAAGGAAGCCGCCACCGACACCACCCGCGGCGCGTTCTATGACCCGCGTGACGGGGCGATGACGCTGGACGAGTACGTGCGTGAGCACTGGTGGCCAACCCTGCGTCGGTCCCCCACCACCAAGCAGGTCATGCAGTCGAGAATCTTCAACCACGTCCTGCCGCACATGGGCGCCCTGCCGTTGAACAGAATCGGTCACGACGAGATCAAGCAGTGGGTCACGCTGGTCGAGAAGAAGAAGCTCGACCCCACCACGATCCGGGCGACGTGGGCCCACTTCTCTTCGATTCTCCAGGCCGCTCACAAGGCCAAGCGCATCCCTGAAAACCCCTTCAGGGATCAGGACTTGAAAGCGCCTACCCAGCCGAAGTCGCGAGCGAAGGCGTGGTCCATCGAGACAGTTGCAGCTGTTCGCCGACACCTTGACGTTCGCTATCAGATCCTGCTGGACGTGGCGTTCTGTGCCGGGCTCCGCCAGGGCGAGGCGTTTGCGTTGTCTCCCGACGATGTTGAGGTCACCGGAGGCGAGGATGACGCGCTTCAGGTGCAACGGCAGATCGTGAACGTCGGCGGGAAGCTCGCCTTCTCGCCGCCCAAGGGGAACAAGACCCGCGAGGCTCCCTGCCCGCCGGAACTCGGGCGCGCCTTGCTGGAACACGAGAAGCGGTTCCCTGCGGTGGAGGTCACGCTGCCCTGGATTGACCCGGACAGGCCCGGCCTTGCCTGGGAGGACCGGCCGCTGAGGACGGTCCGGCTGTACGTGGTGACGCCGACCTCGAAGAGTGCCCTGTACCGCGACACGTTCAACGAGTTCTTCTGGAAGCCGGCCCTCGCCGATGCGGGCATCATCCCGCAGCCGGTGGTGGAGCGCGTTGCCGGCAAGGGGAAGTACCCGTGGCGCCGGAAGGTCTGGGTGATGCGGCGCGAGGACGGATTTCACGTCCTGCGGCACACGTTCGCCAGTGTGGTGCTGCACGAAGGGGAGACGGTCGGCAGGCTGGCTGATTGGCTGGGGCATGCCGACCCGGCGTTCACGCTGCGGACCTACGTGCACTTCATGCCACAGTCGGGGAAGAGGGCGGTGGCAGCTCTGGGTCGCCTGCTGCATACTGCGATGGAGGGCGAAGCGCCTGTGCGCCCGGCTCGTGTCGAGTCCGATGCCGATCCCCTGCCGCTCTCCCCAGATTCTCCCCAGGACCCTGACGAGCAAGCGGCGTAG